GGCAACCACAGGGGCGGCGTTGTCGCATCCCTTGGCCACGTCAAGCCCGCCCCTATGGTGCCTCACTGTCGGCGTTCGCCAGACTCGGCGGCGTCCATTCCGGCGGATGAATGAGCCAGTCACATTCCCAGCACCCAACTGTAACATGATCGCTGCCAATGCTTTTCCACGTCAGCGCTTCGAGCGCTTGGCTTCCGCATTCTGGGCAGCAGTCATACAGTTCGAGGATACGGTCAGGATCGGCTGTGATTTCTGCGGGCGTGGGCAGAGCGCGGCGGCTGTCGCCAGAAACGACGCTGGCGAACAAATCGGATGCAGGCAACGGCTCGGAGGTCATTTGTCGTGTTTGCTATGGTTTGTGCTCGCCGTCGCCTGATCCGGGACGTTCTCCGAAAGTTTGGCGCAGACGATGCGCGCAATTTCGGCTGATGATGCCAGTTCAATGCCCGCAGCTACAGCGATGGCCTGTAGAGCATTGCGGGCTTCACGATTTAGATGCTCCTCTTCCTCGCGATCATGGTAATCACCGAGGCAGTTTTCACAGAGGTCCATTTCGATCTCTTCTGGAGTCTCGCAATGTCCACCGCAGTTACGGTGGTGTTGGCATTCAATGGGGGCAGTTGTCATAAGGGTATCTGGGGTAAATCGTCGGAGAACAAAGAAAATGCACCCAACGGCTCGGAGGTGGTCTGTCGTGTCAGCGAGCCGTTACGCTCGCCGTCGCTCACTTCTGTGTTAATCCTCTTGTTTTGGTGGGGATTGGACTTTGCGGGGTTTCTTCACTGCGTCTTTGTAGTTCACGGGCTTTTGCTCGGGCGGTGGTGTGGGCTCTGCGCCGGGCTGTTCGTTCAGGACGCTGGCGGCAGTGCTGGCGAAGGCTGCGGCTGTCTGCTGGCGCGCCAGATGCTCGCGCAGTGCTTGAGCAAGAACGGCTTGGAATGGCTGCTGTGCGGCGCGGCAATAGTCGAGGAGCTGGTGTAGCTCGCCTAGTGGCAACGTGATCTTGGTGCTGTTGATCAATTTATCAGCGACCCATTGAGGGATATGATCCTCGCTGTTTTCCCAGCGAGACAATGTAGGGCCTGAGACCTCGCTGCCGAGCAGGTCTTCCGAGATTTCGCGCAGGCTGTAGCCTTCGGAGGTTCTCCAGGTTTTGAGTTGGGGGCCAGTCATGGCGCAAATTCGTTCATTTTGGAATGAATTCAAGAATTTTTGTTGCACATCGTCGCAATATGAGCGAAAATGATCCGTATTCGATAATATTCGATTATGAAACCATCTACTGCTTACATCCCCTTGACTCTCTCTGAGTGTCTGTTGCCCTCCGAATTGGGTGGCCTGGTCGAAGAGGCTGCCAGGCGCGGCGTCGATGTTGGCGAGGTAATCGTGGTCGCATTGCGCGAGTTCGTTGCTCAACTGCCGCGGTCGCCTGCTCCAGGCTCCACGCTCCCCGCTGCGCAACCTCAACCAACGGAGGTGGCTGCGTGATGACCTGGCAGGACGTGCTCGCAATTTTTGCGCTACTGTTCGCGCACCTGGGCATGGCTGGGTTCGCATTGTGGTCGCTGCACTGCGACCTGGATCGGCGCACGGTGTCGCCTGAGAAGCCCGCCGGTGTGCCGCCTCGCGCGCCGATTTTCTTTTTGCCTGACGGCGAGGTTTGGGATGTCGAAACGCGGGGGGTTTCGCGATGACTTCGCGGCCTGCTACAACGGATGCGGAGGCACGCGTGGCGCGTTTGCTGGCGGCTCTGGCTCGCCCTCGGCCGCCGGTGCCTGCGGCGGCGGTGCGCAGGCTGTTTGGGGATCCGCGTCGGTGATTTTTTTGTTATGGCTGCCTGCCCTCCCATGCCTGTTGTGCGTCGTCATCGTGGACGGCCAGCAATGACGTGGCTCACGCTCGATGAAGTGTCGCGCAAGCTGGGCTTCGACTCATCCGAGCCGCTGGCCCGCCTCCTCTCTTTTTTTCCTGGGGCTTTCCCAGGTGCCGAAGAGAACGAGGAACATGGCTGGATTGTGCCCTCGACGACGCTGAGGGCCCTGCAACGGCCGCGAGTGGGTATCGAGCTGGCTCAGGAGGCTACTGTGCAGGAAGTCGCTGAGGCCATCAGGCGTTCGCCAAAGACGATCTGGCGCTGGTGCCAGCCAGGACCGAAAGGTGAACCGGCGGTGCTCAAGTCTCGCAAGGCGGCAGGTGTCGTGCTGATCGATGTGCGCTCGGTTTTGGCTTTGCCTGCGAAGCTGCCCGACTGGCTCTCTGACGCCGTGAAGCAAAGTAGAATGGTAATCGGTGGCGAGAAAGTTTCGCCGAAGGTGGCGCGGCGTGGCTCGCGCTCGGGTCCTGATAGTCAACCAATCAGAAGCGGTGCCGCTTCAAACCATAGCTGATGCACCGAATGACGCGCAGAACACCACGAAACAAGGCATCCAACGCCTGCTATATGCTACGCTATACTTTAACACTTTCAAAACGGCCCGTCTCTCTGCTCCGAACAGCGGGTCTATCGCCCGATTCGGCACCCCGGCGGACCTCTGAAATTTGGGGGAGGGGGGGGTGGAAAGTGTGGCAGCCACGGCAGTCTAAAATCCTGTTCAGTGTCGGCGAAAATTTCAGCAAAGGAGGTTCCCGTGGCTGCTGCTGATACCGTGTTGGCCGATGAGTTGGGCGTGCCAGCCGATGTCGTCGAAGACATCCGCCGCCAGCAGTTGACCGAGGGGGAACACTGGACCCGCGAAGGCAACCGCATCGTGTTCACCCCTTCCGGTCTTGCCACTGTCCGGGAGAAGCTCGATTTGCCGCCTACCCCTCCCGAAAAAAAGGAAGAGCCGCCGCCGGAGTGTGCCTGTGAAATCGTCCGGTTGCATCCCAACCCCGTGATGGTGCGCGTGCGTGCCCCATCGGGAGTGCTGGCTGATGTGCGCGTGAGATCGCCGCAGGCATTGCGCTTGCGAGTGAAGCTGCTCTGCCGCCAGCGCCTCGATGGACGCTGGGAATGCTGCCAGCCCGGCCATGCCGTGACACTTCCGCCTCTACAAAAAAAAGAGGAGGCCGCCCCACTACCATGAAAACCTACGTCCTTTATCACGCCAATTGCCCCGATGGCTTCGGAGCCGCCTACGCCGCTTGGAAAGCCCTTGGCTTCGAGAACGTCGAATACCTGCCGTGCGCCTACGGCAAGACGCTGCCAGCAATAGACGCCGGTTCGCGCGTCTTCATCGTGGACTTCAGCTTCTCGCGTCCCGACTTGCTCGCGTTGCGCGAGCAAGTCTGCGAGCTGCTCGTGCTCGATCACCACAAGACGGCACAGGCCGCGCTCGAAGGCCTCGACTTCGCTCGCTTCGATATGGCCAAGTCCGGTGCCGTGCTCACATGGGAACACTTCTTCCCCTCCGAACCAGTGCCCGAGTTGCTGCTCTACGTGCAGGACCGCGACCTTTGGCAATGGCAGCTTCCCGACAGTCAAGTGATCAACCTCGCGCTGTGGAAAGGCACCCTGCGCAAGTTCGAAAAGTGGCGCGAGCTACACGACGAATGGAACACCTACGGGCGCAACATGCTGCTCGACGCAGGCAAAACGCTCGCGTTCGCCGACAGCCAAACCATCGCCTTGCTGTGCAAGGATCCGCAGTGGCAACACATCGGCGCATGGACAGTCCCGACGATCAACTCGCCCGTGCTGCAATCCGAGATCGGACACGAACTCTTGCAACAACACCCCACCGCACCGTTCGCAGCCGTGTGGTGTCAGGACGGGGAAGGCCAGCGCATCTATTCGTTGCGCGCCCGCACGGATGACTTCGACGTGTCAGTTGTCGCTAAGACCTTCGGTGGTGGCGGCCATGCCGCCGCCGCTGGATTCAAGCTCTACGTCGGATGCGCGCCGCTCGCGTTCCCACAAAAAAAGGAGGACGCGCCATGACCATCGCCGTTCCAGGCCTCCGTTCATCGCCGTGCGATGAACTCCCGCTCTCGTTCGAGAGCACCGTTGTCTTGATCATCAAACGCGTGTGGCTCGACATCCGCCACGACGCGGGCCGCTGGTATGCCTCGCTGCGCATCAAGGAACCCTGCGCCGCCATCGCACCACAAGACGGCGTCAACGGCTTCTGTGACGTGTGGAACGGACCTCACCACACCCGCGATGCCGCCATGAGCAACGGCTACGCCTTCCGACGCCATCGCGCACTCAAGGCCCACGTCCCCACCGCCAAGCAACTGCACCGCTCCGTGTGGAGCTACCTGCCCTGTGAACCCTTTGCCGCCCGCTGTGCGCTCCGGTCCCGAACTGTGGGAGGAGAGAGTCCGGAGCTACGCGGGCGGCATCCTTCTCTCTTCTCACACCATGAATGATTACCACCTGACAGTGACGGCACTGGGCAAGCCTGTGCTGATCGCCAAGCTGCATAAAGAACCTGAGCAACAAATGAAGGTGACAGAGGCCTGGATCGACAATGATGCCGACGGGCTGACTGTTCAGGGGATGGATGCCGTTCGATGCCTAGCGCTAGGGGAGCTGGTGATTAGCATGGCGCTGGGAGTGTCGTCTGAGGATCCCTTCGCTGAGCAGGTGCGGCTGCTGGAAAAGGAACTGCTGCGCTTGCGTCAGACAATCCAAGCCTTGGAGGGAATGTCCCATGCGCCTGTTTGAGGAACGCCGCCATGACGCCGGGCTGTGCATCCAGTGTGTCGAGCCCAAGCGCAGACCACTACCTGCGCTGCCCGGACTGCCGGGCGCAGGTGAACCGCAACTCCGCCCGCTATTTCAAGGAAGTCACCCAACCCATGGAACGCGCTGCCAGCCGCCGTTCGCGGCCACAAACGAATTTCAACCACGCCTGAGTTACTGCTGAATGAATACCAAAATCAAAGACACTTTCTGGGATGATGAGGCCGTTGGAACCTTGGTTGACCCCGAGAAGCCGGACCATGCGGCTCTTGTTTCACTGCTCTGGCTCATGACCGCCAAAGTGAATGCCGCTGGATGGGTGGACTTCTCCATGAGGACCTTTGCTTTCCACACCGGATGCAATCGCGAAGCCCTTGGAAGGGCTTGCGAAGCCCTTGGCAAGGGCATCGTAACCCATGAAAAGGGCTTCTGGCTTCGAAATTTTATCAGGCATCAGATCGGCACCGGTAAGAGGCTGGCTGCTAATAAAATAGCGGGTTCCGTGGTGCATTGCTTCCACCACATGCCAATGGAAATCGTGAAAGAGGTGCTTCTTCAGTATCCTGAATTGACGGAGCGCGTAAAGAAAGCGGATACTGAATTGAGCGAAGCCCTTGGAAGGGCTTGCTATCCCCTTCGCGATTTCGCGAAGGGGAAAGGAGAAGGAGAAGGAGAAGGAGAAGGAGAAGGATGGAATGGGAGTGCAGAGGGAAAGGGGCCGATCAGCCTCGCCGATGCTCTGACCTTCGCCAAGCGCTGGTGCGAGAACTCGCCGTCCATGATCGCCTTCGATGCGGTGCAGGTGGAACTGTGGTTCGCCGATCGTGAGCGGAAGCAGTGGCAGGCCACGTCCGGGCAGGTCATCGGCAGCCGTGAGCAGGCAGAGAAAGACCTCACGTTCTGGCTGCTCAAGGCCAAGACCGGCCAGACCCCTTCCCGTCCTGGGAGCGGAGAGCGAGGCAAGACTTCGTCTCTACAAAAAAAAGAAAGGGGCGGCCCGGCGGCGCATCCGTTGGCGGTGCCTCCGTGTGCGGACTGGAAAAAGCTGGCGCGCGCCGTCTGCGAGCGCGCGGAAGTGACTGACATGAGCTGGCTGGACGTGGCTGACTGGGGTGACTTGGCCGGCGAGGACAAGCAAGCCGTGTGGGATGAGTTCAACAGCCGAAAAAATGGAGGTGCGGCGTGAGCAGCAGCGCGAACAACATCATCTTCAGCAACGAATCCGAGCGCGGGGTGATCAGCGGGATCCTGCACGATCCGAACGAGCGCATGGACATCGTGGTGGAACAGGTGCCCGAGGGCGCGTTTTACCACCTGGCGAACCTCGCGGCGTTTGAGGTGCTTCAGGACATGCGGCGCGCGTGCACGCCGATTGATCCCGTGACGTTCACGAACCGCGCTCGTGAGCTGGCGAAGCTGGACGCCATCGGCGGCGAGGCCGCGATTAATGACCTGTATGCGCATCGTCCGCCGGGTCATCACTTCATGGCCTACCTGCGCACGCTGAAGGAAAAGCGGGCGGCGCGGCTGGTGATCGAAGTGTGCGACCGCTTCCGCGAGATGGCTTACACGCCGGGCACCGATCCGGCGGAGATGGTGGACCTGTTCCAGAAGGACGCCTTGACGATCAATCTGGAGCGCGATGAACGCGGGCCGCGCCACATCAGCGAGGTGCTCGCGAGCATCGATGCACAGATCGACAAGCGGCTGGAGATGCTGGCGAACAATCAGCAGATCGCGGGCTATCCGTTTGGCCTGCCGCGGCTGGACCACTTGTGCCAGGGATTGGAGCCTGAAGACCGGCTGATCATCGCGGGCCTTAGCAACACCGGCAAGACGGCGCTGCTGGTGCAGATGGTGCGTTCTTTCATCGAGCAAGGCTTGCCCGGCCTCGTGTTCATGCTCGACGGTTCGGCGGAGTCGTTTGTCATGCGGCTTTACGCGGCCATTGCCGACGTGCCGCAGAACCACCTCAAGACGGGCTTTGGCCTGAGCAAGGGCGGTGGTCCGGCACGCGACCGGCTGAAGCAGGCCCGCGCTTACCTGGAACAGCAGGGCATCTTCATCGACGACCGCCCGGCGCTGAGCATTCAGCAGATCACCAGCAAGACACGGCGACTGGCGAAGACACACGGCATCAAGTGGAACGCCATCGACTTCTTCGGCAACGGCACCGTGCCCGGCTTCGCGCCGAATGACAAGGTGGGGATGCTCACCGCGTTCTCGAAGGCGTGGAAGCAGGGCGTGCTCGACATGGTGCGCGCCGGGCTGCCGGTGCCCAGCATCCTGCTCGCGCAAGTCGTGGCCGATCAGGTGGACGAAGGCGAAATCCCACCGTGCGCTCCGCACATCATCAAGGATTGCAAAGCCGCGTATGAAGACGCCACGAAGGTCATTGCGTTGTCGCGTGAGTTCCGCGACCTGCCGACGCTGAAGGAGAAGGAACTGCGCATCCCCGACAGCGACCGCAACGCCGCGCCACCGCTCGCCGAGGGCGAACAGATCATCGTGGCCACGATGGCGAAGAGCAAGGACGGCGCGCTCGGCAATGTGTGGCTGCGCATGAAGGGCGACGTGATGCAGTGGAGCGACCTCAACCCGCACTCGCGCCTCGCAGACTCCAGCATCAACAAGGCCGCGCGGTTGAAGCGTCACGAAGAGCAGGGCGGCCCGCCGCCCGTGGCACCGCCGAAGCCGCGCATCGGCACCGGGCCGTCGATGTATGGCCCGCTCAAGATCACCCGGCCCGACCGCCCGCCGCAGAAGGGCGAATACATGCAAGCACCGAAGGAGGATGAATCATGAGTAAACATAAAGTCCCCAACTTCCTGCGCAGCTTCATGAAACTGCCCGCCACGCATCCTGCTCGACAACCTGGAGCAGTGACGGTCGCGGAAGTGCAGCACGACGAGTGGTGCCGCCACTTCAAAGGTGGTGTGTGCAACTGCAATCCGAACCTCATCATGAAGACGACGAATCCATGATCGACTTCGACGACATCAAAGCGCGGCATCGCATCGAGGACTTCCTTGCGCGGCGCGGCATCGAAGTGAAGCGCGCGGCGGGTGGCTTCACGTGCAAGTGCCCATTCCATGATGGGGACAACAAGGCCTCGCTGTTCATTCACGGCGCGAAGCAGTATGCGAAGTGCTGGACGCGGTGCGGCTACATCGGCAGCGTGCTCGATGTCGTGATGGCGCTGGACGGTGCGGAGAACGCGATCGCGGCGGCGGAGATTCTGGAGGGGCGACCACTGACCGAAGAGGAGAAGTCGCGCCCGAAGGTGCAACGCACGGTGCACCTGCGCTTCGAAGACACGATGACACGGCGGACTGGCGCGCCCAAATGGAGGCCGCCGCAAAGTGGGGCGCAAGCTACTTCTACGCCACCGACAAAAAGGCACCGTGGGACAACCCCGCAAGCTACGCCTCCGACTTGGCCCAAGCAGTCACCAGCCTATGACCTCGACCCTTGCACCCCGCCGGTCATGCCCTGGACGACAGCCGCCCGCCGCTACACCAAAGCCGACAACGGGCTCGTGCAGCCGTGGGAAGGCCGCGTCTGGTGCAATCCGCCATACGGGAAAGAGACAGGTCGCTGGCTTGCCCGATGCGCAGAACACGAGAACGCCACGGCCCTGATCTTTGCCAGGACAGAGACAGCCGACTGGCACGCCCACATCTGGCACCGCGCGCACTCGGTTTTCTTCTTTGAGGGCCGCCTCCACTTTCGCCGCCCAGATGGCAGCCGCCCGAAGATCAACGCAGGCGGCCCCTCCGCCTTGATCGCCTACAATGCCGCCAACACCGAAGCCATCAAGCGCGCGATGATCGCCGCCGGACTGCGCGGAAAGCTGATCCTCCTATGAACCCGCTCGATGGACTGCTCGCCAAACTCCAAGGCCAGCCCGAAGCGGTCGATCAACTCGCCGACCAGGGCCGCGTCGAAAACTGGGTGAAAAAGACTCCAGCCCTTCAAGCCGGGCTCAACACCGGCGACCTTGCCCTCCGGAGACCAACGAAAGCGCATTGTCTGAACCTAGACGGCATCGCCAACGCAGCCGCGCAAATCAAAGAGATGCCAGCGCCCGGGTGGTCCGTCCATTGCATCATGGGAGGCGACTTCCACGGCTTCGACATTGTTCCGACGATCTGCGAGCTTGAGCAGGGCATCATCGAGCGCTTGACCATTGCAACGCTCAGCTTCTCCAAGCGCAACCTCTCCCACCTTTGCCTTCTGCTCGACCAAGGACGTGTCAAAACCGTTGAACTACTGGCGAGCGACTACTTCGCCAAGGCCGACGCCCTGATCTACAACGCCGCCAAACGCGAACTTCAGAACCGAGCCCAAGCGCTCGGCTTTGCGCGCACACACGCCAAGGTGATTCTTGCCACCACCGACAAGGGCAACAACTACGTTATCGAGTCCTCTGCAAACCTGCGATCTTGCGTCAACTTCGAGCAGTTTACCATTTTCAACGATGCGGAGCTTTTGACATGGCATCGCGAGTGGATAACCTACCTCCTCAGCATCAGCCCACAGTGATTATGGCCAAGAAGAAAACCACACGTCCCCCAAGCCGTCCGCCCGGAGCACAATCCGGCGGAGGCAACCCGTTCTAGCACCCTAGAACCACCCACAGCGAGGGCCGGGCCAACCTTGGCCCCGGCCCTCGTCACGAGAGACTAGCTCCGGCGCGTTGCCTGCACGCGCTGGTTAGGGCTGCGGAGATTGGCCGTGGCAGTAGCGCCAGCCGATACCGTGCAAAATATATTTTATTTTCGCTTGCAAAATCAATCGGAGGGAGTAAGCTCCCAATGTAGTCAGTAAATCAACCCGCCCCAGCGGCTAATCTGGGAACCAAAAACATGAGCACTAAAAGCCAAGCCATCACCCGCTGCGAAAACTGCAACCGCGAAGAAAATGGAGTCCACGACCAACGGTCATGCCCTCGCTGCCACGCCTCGCCAGCCATGCAGTTTTTGCGCTGGATCAAGCCTGCGTCGATTCCTGCAGCAAAACCATTTAGCGGTGCCATCCCTTTCGGTGGTATCACTGGAGAAAAATGGAGCTGAACATGAGCGCGCCCGCCGGAAACAAAAACGCAGCCAAGCCTGACGCTAAAAAGCGTCAGGCTCCGGCCATTTACATCAGGCCAACGGCAGGAGAACGAAAGGAAATCATGGCCTGGGCAGCGGGAACGAAGCTATCGGCAAAGTGCCTTTCTGCCATTCTCTCCGCAGTCCGAGGGACTCCGTTCTAGCACCCTAGAACCACCCACAGCGAGGGCCGGGCCAACCTTGGCCCCGGCCCTCGTTACCCTGCCGAAATGACCGAAAGAGCCATCAGCTTCAACCTTCACGCCGCGCAGAGTAAAGCCTTCGTCACACCTGCGACCGAAGTCCTCTACGGCGGAGCCGCAGGCGGAGGTAAAGCGCTGTGCGCCGATACGCCTATTCCTACGCCGCGAGGCTGGAAGCGAATCGGAGACATCGTGGAAGGCGATCAAGTTCTTGATGAAAAAGGGAGACCAACAACCGTCATTCAGGCATTTGAGCACTACACCGCGCCCGGGGCATACGAATTGACTTTCGACGATGGAGCCACCATCATCGCCGATGCTCCGCACAAGTGGATTACTTTCAATGCCGCCGAGCTTGCCGCGCTAACAAGAAAAAATCCCGAATGGCGAGCCCGCCGCCGAGCTAAAAGGCCAAGCAGGGCAACTGGAAACCGGAGTGCGCTTTTCAACGCCGTAATCACAACGAGAAACAAGAACCGTTCAGCGCCATCATATGAGCAGACGGGCCAAATCCGCACGACTGCCGAAATCGTCGCAACTCTCAAGACAAAGACAGGCCGAACAAATCACGCGATCCCGGTAGCGAGCATCGAGGGCGAGCCGAAGTCTTTGCCTATTCCGCCCTTCACTTTTGGGCTTTGGCTTGGCGATGGCACTCGAGGGCAAGGGGCCATTACGCAAGCCGCAGCAGATATGGAGGCACTGAAGGCAGCCATTGAAGCCGACGGCTATAAGGTGAGAAAGCGGCCATCATCGCCGTTTGCCTGGGGAGTCTTGGGTCTGCAAAAGCAACTGCGGATTGCCGGTCTGATCAACGCGCGACGGATTCCGCAAGCCTACCTCCGCGCCAGCCGAGACCAGCGTATCAGCCTCTTGCGCGGACTGATGGACGCCGACGGACACGCCAAAGAATCAGGTGCCTGTGAGTTTGTGACGACGCACAGAGACCTTGCCGATTCGTTCGGAGAACTGCTAACCAGCCTGGGAATTAAAGCACAGCCCAAAGAGGGCCGCGCCAAACTTAGAGGCCGAGACATCGGGCTCCGCTGGCGCTTTACCTTCACACCGTCATTCATTGCCTTCACCCTCCCAAGAAAAGCACGCCAGCAAAAGCCAAGCACGCGCCGGACGACGCGCTTTCGCTACATCGTTGCAGCAAAGGCCATCCCGCCTCGCTACGTCCGGTGCATTGCCGTCGATTCTCCGAGCCATCTGTTTCTCGCAGGGCGGGCGATGGTGCCGACTCACAACAGCCACCTCCTGCGCATTGCTGCAATCGCTTGGTGCCAGATGATCCCAGGTCTTCAAGTGGCACTCTTTCGCCGCATCTTCCCGGACCTGAACGCTAACCACATGGAAGGCCCGAGCAGCTTTCCCGCCCTACTTGCGCCCCTGACAGCCGCAGGCAAAGCCAAGATCGTGAAAGGCGAAATCACCTTCCCAAACGGAAGCCGGATCGCCCTTTGTCACTGCCAATATGAAAAGGACAAATTCAGCTACCAGGGAGCCGAGTTCCATGTCCTGATGATCGACGAGCTAACGCACTTCACCGAATCGATTTACACCTATCTCCGCGCCCGCGTGCGCATGACCGGCCTCCGACTGCCGGAACACCTGCGACCACTTTTCCCGCGCATCCTTTGCAGCGCCAACCCCGGAGGCGTCGGCCATGTCTGGGTGAAGAGAACCTTCGTCAACCAGGGAACCGCGCCGCACCAGATGCCAGCCAGCGAGGGCGGAATGGTGCGTCAATACATGCCCGCCCGACTGGCAGACAACCCGAGCCTTCTCCGAGATGATCCGCTCTATGCGCAACGACTGGCAGGACTTGGTGACCCCTTGCTTGTGCGCGCCATGCTGGACGGCGACTGGTCAATCGTCGCCGGAGCCATGTTCGGCGAGGTCTGGAGACACGCGCGCCACACCGTCGAGCCCTTCGCCATTCCCGCCGACTGGCCAATCTGGTGGGGGATGGACGACGGCTTCACCGCACCGGCGAGCATCCATTTCCTCACGCGAGACCCGAAAACCAAAACCATCTTCGTGATCGGCGAAATCTACCGCCCGAACATGCTTCCGCAGGAGATAGCACAGCGCATCGAGCGCATGAGCCGCAACTTTCTGCTCTGGCATGGTCCCGACGACTTGCGGCCCCACGGCGAACTTGCACCGGGCATCCTTGACGGGGCCGCGTTCGCCGAGACTGGCCAGTCCACCGAGCGGGGCCAGAAGGTCATCAGCCGAGGCGCACAACTCCGCCAGCTTGGCCTCAAGATCACCCCCGCCGAGAAATGGCCAGGGAGCCGGGTCCACCGCGTCCGCGAACTGCATCGCCTACTCGCCCCGAATCCAAATGACCCGCGAGGCTTGCCGGGCATCCGCTTTTTCACCACATGCAAGCGAGCGATTGAAACCATTCCCAGCTTGCCACGGGACAGCAACAATCCCGAAGATGTGGACACCGACGCGGAAGATCACGCCTATGATTCGGTCACCTACGGCTTGCAGCGGTTCGCGAAGGAATTCAAAGCGCGAAAGATGGCGTGAAAAAATCTTTTTTTGATGAAACTTCGCCCTTGCGTTTGCATTATACATGATGCACAATAGCAACACCAACCCGAACCAACCCGACACCATGATCACGATCACCGAACATGAGCGCACCGAATGGAGCCGCCTCGCCGCCGCCGCCTACAAGGCAGGCAACAACGACATCGGCCACAAGTTCAGCGCCGCCGCCGCCTACCCCGCAGGAACGCGCATCGCCGTTTCAACCTACCATCCGCTCCAAGAGATTTATCGCGAGTGGCTCGTTTTCAACACCTTGCCCGCCTAAGCCATGACGCTGCTCCTTGATGCCCTCCACACCATGCCCGCCAAAGCGCAGCGCCAGAAAGCCCAAGCAGCCGCCCGCCGCGAGGCCCAAAGACAAGCCAGACACGCCGCACAAGCCGAACAACGGCAACGCCGCGCCGAAGAGCAACGCGCCGCCGAGCTTGCCGACTGCCGCCGCCGCTATGAACTGGCAAAGCAGAACGAACCACTGATCGCGCTTCTGTGGCCTCATTTTGACATGATCACAGGCATCAAACCCCAGGATGAACGCGGAGCCCCGCCCTTCATTGCTCAAGATGGCCGGTGGGCTTCCACGTTGAGCGCTGGCTTCTTTTCGAGCATCTTGGCCAGCCTGCTCAACGGACACCTTGCCGCCGGATTGCCCACGAAAGCCAAGCACATCCTCGCCGATGACTTCGCCCGCAACAACGGAGGCCGCAGGGGATCGAAAAGCTACGAAGCCGCCTATTCCAAGGTCCAACACATGATCGCCCAAACTGCCGCCCCGACACCATGAGTGCAGACCTTCCCATCGGCGAACTTTTGCAGGCCGCGCTCTTGCACCAGCAAGACAGCCTCATCACCGAGCTACACGCCGCCATCTTGGCCATCTGGCCCGACTACCATTTCCAAACGCCCACCGCCTTCAAGGCCAAACTTGCCCGCCTGCGCAACCCCGAGCGAACCGCGAGAGGCTACCGCTTGACACCGGTTCGCATCAACGAAATCGAACCCGGTTACACCTACCTCGCCGCAACCACAGGACAGACAACCGGCGTCTTCAAACTTTTCACCTCCACGACACCAACCAGCGAAATCAAACCGTTCAAACACCTGCTCCGTATTGATCATGAATAACATCGACGCCACCCCACTGCTCGCTACCTGGAAAGCCGAAGCCGACGCCCTCAAGGCAGGCAACCACCCCAAACGCCGCCACGTTTCCAAGATCCTCACATTGCGCGAGGAAGTTACCCTCCGCGCTTGCATCCTGGACGTTGAAACGATGATCGCCAAAGCAGGCCGAACAACACGCCGAGCCATCACCGCGAGCGAACTCGGACAGCTACAAGCGCTCAACAACCCCGAACTTGCCGACCCCGATTGTCCCGACCTGGAACCCGACACCGGAGCCGCATTCGACTTCAAAATCGGCTTCTTTGCTGCTCGCATGAAGATGAAGCAGCAGGCCCCGCAGCTTTCCCGATTTGAGCAAGCCGCAACCGAAGCGCGAGAAGCCCTCGAGCGCTACGACGCCGAAGCGCAGCGAAGCCCAGCCACAGCCCCGCGCTTGATGCGCCACGAGGCCGCCGCCCTGATGGCCAAGGGAGCCCAGACGTTGACGCGAACGACACGCCGCCAAGTTTAACCAATGAAAGCCTCGAACTTTGAAACGATGCTCGACACCATCGAGCAACTCGACGCGAGCACACGCGCCCGAGTCCTGGAAAACTGCCTCCGAAACATTGCCTCCCAAGCGGAGCGCGCCGGAGATGTCAGCTTCGACGAGATCCTCGCCACGATAGAGGCCGCAACCTACTTCTGAGCATGAGAGAATCCTACACCTACTCGAACGCCGACAGCACCGACGAGCAAGCCGAGTTCAAACCCTACGACGAAGAGCCGGAGCAATACCCCGGAGAGCGCCAGTGGCTTCGCGCTTGCCTCCGAGCCCACGCCCTCCGACACCACCGCCCACCGCCGCCGAAATACGGCCCGAAGCCACCAATCCGCAGAGCCTACAAACCACAGCGCCGCCGATGACCACCGTCCACCACATCAACGCCGCGCCTCCCGGGTCGATCTACATCGGGCGAGCCATGCCGGGCCGCTTTGCCGCGAGCACTTGGGCGAACCCGCACAAACTGACACAAGACACCGAGAGCGCCCGCCTCGAAGCCCTGCGCAACTACTTCGCCACGATCTACAGCAACGGGCTCTTCTACCGCGTCGCAACCCTGCGCAACAAGGCCCTCGCTTGCTGGTGCCACCCGAAGCTCTGCCACGGCGATCTCTTGGCCGAACTGGCCAACGCTTGCGACTACCACGGCGAGCCCTGCGCAGCTTGTAAGACGCCGCTCACAACGACCTTGATCCTTTCCGCAGGAGACATCAAGCCCCGCATCTACTGCCCAAAATGCAGGGCCACGCGCTACGGGAATCCCCGCAGAATAAAAATCTTTGAAGAAAAGCAATTCGCGCTCGACATTGCACGATGAATCGCGCATAGTTACGCACGGGCCAACCTTGGCCCCAAACACCAAACCGAACCGAGCCGAAATCATGCCCCTCGCCTACTACCCCGAAGACAAGCAGCGCCTCCCCGAAGATGCGGACGGCGACATCCGGCCCCGTTGCCGAGCCACGCGCTCCACCATCTACCTCAAAGCCCCGCTTGCCCGCGACATGCGCGGAGTCGAGCGCATCGGCACCGTCAAGCCCGGCCAACTGCTCGGCCCCGATGCCGAGCGCAAGGTCGGGTGGACCGAATACCTCGCCACCGACCGCGCCATCGCTTTGATCGAAGCGACCGGCCTCAAGCTCTACCGCGCGCATTACTATGATTGAAATGCTCCCGACCTACGGCCCCGACGACGTGGCCGAGATGACCATCGCCCACGCCCAGAAAATGGGCGTGCAGCGCTACCGCGACGGATACACCTTCGCCGACTACAACGTCCGCCCGCAGGGCTTCGTCCTTGCTTGCTTTGTCGCAAACCGCAAAGAGCTAATCGAAGCACTCGACCACGGGTGGCACACCGCCAACCTCGCCGAGCCGGTCAAACTGAGCGACGGCAAAATCATCGGAAGCAGCGAGCACGCCGCCGAACTTGAACGCATCTGTGAAGCATGAAGACACCGCCCACGCCACCAACCTTCCCCGCCCTGACTTGGAGCCAAGTCAAAGACACGAGCACGCACATCGGCAAGACTGGCACGATCCCGCATTTCGTCATTGAATGGAGCATCAGCCGAACCGCGAACGGCGCTCCCTACGTCCTGCGCAGTTACCTCGCCAAGCACAGCAACCTTCGCCAGCACTACCACACTGTCGAGCAGGCCCAAGCGACCGCCGCGAAGCTCTGGCAGCAATGGCTCTTCCGCGCAGGCTTGCAACCTTTGCCCGTTCTGGAGTTCATGGACCCAGGAGAAGCTCAACGCGCCGCCCACAACTTGAGCCGCGAGCACCAGCTTTTCCTCATGTCCGCCGCCGGATGGCTACCATGCCCGAAGGCAGGCCACTGGCACCCGCCAGGAATGACGGACGGACCACACAACGAAGACAAGGCCGTGCTAATGTGGATCGACAGCCTCAACCGCAAAGCGCCCCTCCCATGATACGAAAACCAACACGCGGCGACTTGATCGCGTTGATAAACTACGCCGCTCACGAGGCCGGTTCAGCGCTTGCCGTCTATCACAACGACAGACAACACGACCGCGCCGGACAGATGGAAAGACGACTCGGAGCACTGCGAGATAAACTTCTTGCCGCAGCGGCCCATTTCCCCCCCCCTTCCCGTAATAGCCCGTGGACAGATGAGAAACCAGAAGCCCCACTCCCATGATCAACATACGAAAAGCCAAACGCGATAGTGAAGGATCTTGCAACGCTTGCGGAGCACACCCCTTCACCCACGACAACGCCCCGCCCGACGTGTTCGTCATTGCCGCAGGCCCAGGAGGCCACACCACGAGCTTCCGCTTGTGCCCCTTCTGCCTTGCAGAGCACCAGGAGCAAATCAACGCCCTCCAACCCGCCGCCATCTTGACCCACATCGTCCCCGTCGGGAACGGCGAGCCGCTACACTTTGCCGGTTCGCATTGCTGGTGCCACCCGATACCAGACACCGAAGACGCCACCCTCATCATCCACAATGCCAAGGACACCCGCGAGAAATGGGAGCGCCAAGGCATCCCCACCGGCCCCGCCTCCGCTTGGGTCACTATTGCAGAACTAAGCCGCTTCAAAGTATGATACTCGTCAACGCCTACCTTTGCCCCAAGGGAGACATCGGCAACGCCCGCCTCTTGGGATCGCTGGAGATTGCCAACGACGCCACAGGAACGCAGACCGTCGGCAACTACACCGGAACTCTCCGCGCCGAATACACACCCAAGAACGGCCCCGGACGAAAGGCAGCCGTCCAGGGCTTCAACCGCAAGACGCAGAGCGTGTGGACGCTGATCGGCGCATTCCTCAAGACCTGGGGACACACAAAGCACCCGGCGAAACATTGCCAGGAACTACCAACGATCCGCTCTGCGACATGCCGGAAGGAGCGGCACCGCAGAGCATGAGAGACTAAGCCCGGCATGTTCGCAGCAGCAGCTTGTTCTCTTTCTTGTGGCCACAGACTCCCGCAGCAATGTCACCAAAACTTACTTTTAACGCTTGACTGTCGCGTAACCTTGTGTTACTATCCCAAACCATGAGCACTACAACACCAGAATCAATCGAGCGCAGCCTCAGCAGCAAAACAGACGGTCTTGATCGCCGTCTGATGAACGGACAGTTGACTCAGAATGAGTATGATGAAGAGATCGCCAAGCTGAATGCTTGGTATGAGTCGGAACTTGCCTTGCTGCCATGAACGCCACCGAATACAAGGCCACGCGGAAGCGGCTAGGGATGACCCAGGCCGCTCTTGCCGTTGCGCTGAATGTCTCGCGCAAGGCGGTCAATGCCCGCGAGGCGGGCGGCACCATCACGCGAGAGGCTGCGATGGCCATATCGTTTTTAGTCATCACCACGCCCGCACAGCAACAAAGCGAACGTCACGAGCGATCGATCAAACAACTACCCGAAGGAGCCCCACCGCCCAAGGCCAAGCCACCCTTCAACCCTGAAACCGAACCCACCCCGACACCATGCCGAAAGTGAAATCCGAAACCATAGGCCACGACGCCTTCCCGAACAAGAAACACGTCTTCACCTACTTCTTCGACGCTGACAAAGGCGGAGGCAGTTTCCACGCCAACCTTCCCGACTGGATGGCCGCCGCTCTCGGCATCAGCAAAACCGAGCCGCGCCCGACCTTGGCCGCAGCCGAAAAGGATCTCTTGCAAGCCATTTCCGACTTCGCCGCCGTAGAGGTGAAAAAGGATCTGGTCATCGCTTGCCAGTATCGCGACAAGCCAAACCATTTCGATCATCAAGGCCTGATGATTTCGGTTCGGGCTCGCCTGATGATCCGCACCACGAAGACCTTCCGAGGCGGACAGAAAATCAGCTTCGACGATTACCGTTTTCGCCCCACTGAGTGGGGATTTGAAGAGGAACGGTGGAAAGCATGGCGAGTGCTTGATCCGGCGAACTTTTGGAACGTCGAACGCGATGAAAACGTCCGCATCCTTGAGCACACCGAGGAACTCGAAGCCTACTTCCTGCGTGTTGCCGAGGCCCTGCGCACCGCACTCGAAGCGATCTTCGCCACCCCGGAGGCCATCGCCGCCACTGCCGCGCAAAGCGCCAGCCTCGCGGCAGGCTTTGAACTGATGCCACCGGCCCCACCGGCGGCCCCGGAACCAGCCAAAAAGTGGACCACGGAAGTCTTCGCCCGCGCCGAATGCACCTTCCACTATTGCCCACATCCCGAACTTTGCCAGGAGGCGTGCAGACCATGAAGAGCTTCCCGAGCACTGAGCGCGGAACGTGGCACATGATCCACACAAGAACCAGCCTCGTCGTCACTGGCGAGCGCCTGCCACACTTGCACAAAAGCCCCCTCCACATCGGAGGCCGCACCCACGAGCCCGGCGCGCGCTTCTGCTACATGGGAGGCAAGAAGACCAGCGCAGGCTTCGAGCACCTGGATTTCCGCGACGCCGAGCCCATGACCTACGTCGGCCAGATGCTTGATCAGCACATCGCCGACATGGCCCTCCCGCCAAGCCGACCGATTGGACTCCCGCTGGCTTGCTTCACGCAAGGCGACAAGCCCGGCCCCGGAGCCTTCTACGCTTGGCACTATGACGAGAAGGAAGGCTCTTTCATCTGGGGGACCGATGCCCACGCAGGCCGCGTGATCGAGCACGACCAGACCGCACTCGAAGGCGAGCCGGGACCACCGCGAGAAGCAGAACCGACGAACATCCGCGACACCTTGGCCGCCTACAAACTCGACGGCAAAGACCGCGACACCGCCGTCACACTGCTCAAGATGAAGTTCGCGACCATCCGCGAGAGCCGCCGCAGTCTTGGCCGCCTCTTTGACAGCCTCCCCGAGCCCAAGCCACAGGCCTTCGACTGCGCAGAGCATCCAACCTGGTGGCGTTGCTTGGCTTGCTGGACTGAGTTCAGCATCGAGGCGACACTCCCGCCGCCCTGCCCAGCTTGCCAGATGGACACCGAAGCCCTCGCTCGCTGGTGGCGCGCCGACGAGCGCAAGCTCCTGCTCGCCCTTGACGCAGCCATCGGCATTCACTCCCACCCCTACCCCGCCCCGCCACTATGACCGCCGAAGCGATGGAACACGCCCGACAGCACAAGCGACACCTTCCGCATTGACACCGAGCCCAGCCGGGCCAACCTTGGCCCCATGCCTGTCAACGTTCCTTGCGCCGAATACACCGAGCACGCGCCAGCGTGGGAAATCATCGAGGATTGCATCGAAGGCGAACTCGCCATCAAGGGAGCCGCCGAGACCTACCTTCCGCTCCTCTACAAAGAGGAAAAAGCGACCTACGAAGCCCGCAAGGACCGCGCCAGCTTCTTCAACGGCACGCGCCGCACCTACGAGGCGTGGCACGGCCTCATCACCCGCAAGCCGCCCACCGTTACCAGCCCCGAAGGCATGGACGCCTTCGCGCAGGATTGCACCCTCACAGGCCAGAGCTTCATCTCGTTCTGCGATAGCGTTGTCGGAGCCGTCATCAAGTTTGCCCGAGCCGGAACGCTGATCGACTGGCACGACGAAGACAAACGGCCCTACCTGACTCATTACTGCGCAGAGCACATTATCAACTGGTCAACCCGCTCCATCAATGGCCGCCCCGAACTGGCGCTCTTAGTCCTGGAAGAATGCTCGAGCGAGATCTTCACCGCCGCCAACGAGACCGCCGAAAGCGACGAGTTCACCCCGCCCGAGTTTGACCAGTGGCGCGTCTTCACCCTTGAGCAGATCGACGCCAAAACCTACCGCGTCCGGATGCGCCTTTTCCGCGAGAACGCCCAGAAGGAAGGCGAGTTTGTCGTCGTTGAAGAGAAGTTCCCCGAGCGCCGAGGCGCGCCACTCCAGCGCATCCCCTTCGTGATGCACGCCGCGCACTTGGGCAACCGCTACGAAGTCTGCCCGCCGCCCCTGCTCGACATCGCCCTGCTCAACCTTGCCCACTACCGCGACTCCGCCGACCTGCGCAACGGCCTCCACATTGCAGGCACCCCGACACCGTGGGCCGCAGGCTTCACAGATGACGACGACACCGAGCTTCTTCTCGGCGTCTCGACCGCATGGACAAGCAGCGACCCAAACGCCAAGTGCGGCTTCCTGGAGTTCTCCGGCGCAGGCTTGCAAGCCATCGCCGCCGACATGACGGCCCTTGAATCCCAAATGGCCGCCCTCGGAGCCCGCGCCATGATGCCGCAGAAGGCCGACGCCGAAGCCTTCCAGACCGTCGCCCTCCGCAGTAGCAGCGAGACGGCCAACTTGAGCAGCATCGCCGCCAGCGCTTCCCGGACCTTGACCGAAGTCCTCCAGTGGGCCGCCTTCTGGATGGCCACCAACAGCACCGCCACCCCGTCGGACGTTGCCGACGCCTCGGTCACCTACAACACCGACCTCAACACCGGCGGAGCAAACCCGGCGATCATCACCGCGCTCTTGCAAGCCTTCCAATCCGGCGCGATGTCCTGGGAAACCCTGTTCCACAACTTCGCCAAGGCCGAACTCTACCCCGAAGGCCGCACCCTGGAAGACGAGCAAGCCGCCATCGAGACCGCCGCCATCGCCCCGCCCGCGCCAGCGCCCGCCACCAAGCCGCCCCCAGGCAGCAACACGCCGCCGGGCAAGTAACCGCCCCACATGCTCAGCTTCGCCGAAAAGCAGGCCGACAACGCCGTCGCCTACACGATCACGCTCCTACGCGCCGCAGCGACGGCAAACAAGGACGTGCTCGCCCTCCTGGAAGAACTGGAAGGCGAACTCGCCAGCTTGCTGTTCAGCGCTGGCAACTTTGACAGCGTAAAGAGCCAGCGCCTCAACAACCTTTTTTATCAGGCCAGCGGAGCCATCAGCGCCACCTACGCCGAGATTGCCGACACGCAGAACACCGCCCTCGAGCGCATCGCCAAAGCCAGCGCGAGCAACGTCACCACCGCCTTCAACGATGCCATCGGCGTCGATGTCCTCGGCCAGCTTTTGAGCCCCGCCGTGATCAAGCAACTGGTCAAGGAGCCCGTCGTCCTTGGCCACAGCGCCGCAAGCTGGTGGACCGGCCAAGAGACGGCCACCAAGAACCGCTTCGTCCAACAGATGCAACTCGGCATCGGCCTCGGCGAAACAAACGACCAGCTTGTCCAGCGCGTGCGAGGCACCAAGGCGAGAGGCTTCACTGATGGCATCATGACCACCAGCCGCCGCGAGGCCACCGCGCTGGTGCGCACCTCCGCCATTTCGGTCAGCAACTCCGCGCGCCTGAAAACCTTCGAGGACAACGCCGACCTTCTGACCGCCATCGCGTGGCACGCAACGCTAGACAGCCGCACAACGCTGATTTGCCGCGCCCTTGACGGCAAGCGCTGGTCATTGCCCGACTACGAGCCCATCGGACACGACAAAGCCTTCCCCGGAGCCACTGCACATTTCCAGTGCCGCAGCGCGCAGATCGCCGTCACTCCCACATGGTCCGAGCTTGCAGGCCGACCGATCAAAGCCCTGGACAACGCCACCTTGCAGGAGGCCATCGAGCGCAGGCTTGCAGATGAAGGAGCCGAGCCCGAGAAGATTGCCGCAGCGATTGCCCGCGCCCGCGCCAGCATTGACGGACCCATCCCCGACAGCTACGACATGCAGAAGTGGATCGAGAACAAGGGCGAGAAATACGCCACCCAGATCCTCGGCCCAGGCCGCGCCGCCTTGTTCAACTCGGGCAAGATCACAGTCACCGACCTGACAGACCAGAACAACCGCCCCCTCACGATGGCCGAACTCCAGGCCTTTGCCGACACCGGCGACGCCCCGCGCGAGACGCTTGGCCTCGGCTATGCACCCGAGCCCGGCGACAGCAAGGCCCAGCTTCGAGCCAAGGCCCGACAGGCCGCCGACACCATCGCCGACTTGCAGCAACGGCTCGCGGAAAAATGAAAAAAGGTGAAACTTCGCCCTTGCGTTTGCATTATACATGATGCACAATAGCGACACCAAACCGAGCCGACACCATGCCGAAAAAAACCAAGCAACTCACAGCCGAGCAAATTGCCGAAGGCCTCTCAGCCTTGAATGAAGACGGACATCACTATCTGATCGGATGGCTTTCAAACTGCATCAAGGGCAACGAATTCACACCTCCCAACAAGCACCTTGCCGCCGAGCTTTCGAGATTCGTAGAAACGAGCGCCGGAGCCGACATCGTGGCGCACGAAAAAGGCAAGCACTATCTGCTCACGTTTCAAACTGCCAAACTCAGTCACGCCGCCCTTGACCGCCTTTCCCTCGGTTATCGACCGGACTACATTTAAGCCAACCCGAACCACCCCGACAACATGAGCACACCCGCCATCGACCCCGACACCATGCCCGCCTTCACCGCCGACATCGGCGACAGAGGCAAAACCCTTGAGCTACGCCTCGACGAGCGCCGCACATTGACGCGCCAAACGCTGCGCATCTTCCACCCCCGCGATCACGCCCCTGATGAGGTCATTATCACAGCCGGATGGACGCGCGAGAAGCTTCATCACGACTGGCGCTTCGAGGGCAGCACCGACCATTTTCGAGGCTACTGGAAAGCGACCTGCGCGCTATCCGCTTGGGCCGTTGAGCACCTTAACGCCATCGGCAACAGCCTTCCACCGCCCTGGAAGCCAGCGCGCCGCGACTACGCCGTCCAGCCCGGCGACATTCTGTGTAGCGATTACGGCGTCTTGACCAAAGTCGCCAGCGTTACCGCCACTCGATGCAAAACGACCAGAGGCCACGCTCTCCAACGCATCACAAAGCGATGGAGCAACCAAGGAGAAATCAAAGAGAACAACTACGCCCACGAAGCGTGGACCGTTTACCCCTACGAAACCAACCTTCAACACGCCGAACACTTCTCCGCCATCCAATGAGCACACCGAGCCGCACCCGCCGCACCTACCGCCCACCCACACCCGCCGCCGTTCTGCACAAAGAACCGAAACCGATTGTCATCGAGCTACAAGGCGACACCTTGAGCTTCCGACACCACGGCGAGCGGAAACGCTACACCTTGACAGCCGCCGAAGCCTTCCGCGAAGCAACCCTCCGAGCCGCCTCCGACCTATGAGAGCAATCACGATCTACCAACCGTGGGCTTCGCTGATCGCCCACGGATACAAGAAGCCCGAGAACCGTGGCCGCCTGATTCGCCATCAGGGGCCGATGCTGATTCATGCCGCCGCCCCCAGGAGCGACGCAAAGGAACTGCAAACGTGGGCCACTGCCGAGCGCTTGATCAAGACGCGATTCAACACCGCCGAGGCGCGTCCGATGCTTGACCTCATTCGCAACTGGCAAGGTCTGCCACGGGGCGGCATTGTCGGCATCGGATACATCGACAGCACGACGCGCAACAACCCGATGGTGCGCCAAGATCGTTTCTTCGTCGGCCCCGAAGCCTACAACTTCGCCGAGGCCGTTCCGCTGGAGTTTGAACGCTGCCGAGGCGCTCAAGGCGTTTGGAATTACAAGGGCGAGATGCACGCCAACGCCGCCGAAAAGCTCACGGGGCCAACCTTGGCCCGGAGCTTTTTCGACCTATGGAGCCACTCGGAAAACTACTGGTTTGTCTATGACAAAAGCGGGCGACTTCATGCGCACGACCGGGCCGCTCCAATTTGCAACCGAACGCGTGAAACGCTTTGCGGAGTAAGCTACGAAAGCATCGCCGTCGCATTCAAAGACAACCAGCCTCGAGCCATCTGCCACACCTGCGCGCAGAAACTCGACAACCTGAAAAAACAGCTTGCCGCCCCGACAACCTGACACCACGATCAAGCTCCGCCTATGAAGCCCAAATTCACATACTCGAACGAAACCGACATCCCCGACAACCTCAAAACCCTCTACGTCAAACAAGGCGACGCATGGGTCATCGATCTGGACGGCGCGCCAGACCCGAAAAAGCTCGCCGAGTTCCGCGACAACAACATCAAGCTCCAGAAAGAACTTTCCGACTTGAAGGACAAGTTCAAGGATCTTGACCCCGACGAGGCCCGCCGCCTGATGAGTGACAAAGCCGCCATCGAAGCCGAGAAGGGCAAACTCAAGGGCGACGTTGAAGCCGCCGTCAAAGCCCGCCTTGAACCCATCCAGAAGGACCACGAAGCCAAGCTCGCCGCCGCGCAGAAGGAGGCCACCGAAGCCGCCGCGAAGCTGAACGCGCACTTGATCCGCTCCGCCGTTTCGACCGCCGCCGTGAAGGAGGGAGCACGCCCCGCCGCCCTTGATGACTTGATCGCCCGCGCAAACGGCGCTCTTGTCGTTGAGAACGGCGAGCTTGTCGTCAAGGACGCGAAAGGCGGAACGCGCTACAACACGACCGGCTCCCCGATGACCGTCGGCGAATGGATGGCCGAGCAAGCCAAGACAGCCGAGCATCTCTTCGAGCCCAACCGAGGCGCGAACAGCCCCGGAGGCAACCAGCAACAAGGCAAAGGCGGCCCCGGCGGCCCCAACCCGTGGGACCCCAAGACCTTCAACCTCACGCAACAAGGCATCCTGTTCAAGCAGAACCCCGCGCAGGCCCGCGCGCTGGCAGCACAGCACGGCGTCAGATTGCCCGAGTAAAGAGCGCCACCACAACCGCAGCCCCCAGGAGACCGCCGAAGAAACTCGGCGGTCTCTTTTTTTGCTTGCGCGCCGTCGCGAGCGTGTCAGCATGACCACAGCGCGACACCGGCGGAGCCGGATGCTCGGCCAAGCCGGAGGCTTGCAAAACCCCGCACAAGCGGAACCAACAACAACACCCTTCACACACTTCGCCGACTATGGCCCTTGTTCAACTTGCCGATGCGATCCAGCCAGCCGTCTGGACGCCCTACACCATCCAGCGCACGACCCAGCTCTCCGAGCTTGTCACCGCTGGCATCCTTGACGCTGCCGCCGAATGGGACGGCTACGCCGAGGACCCCAACACGATCGTCAACATGCCGTTCTGGACGGACCTCACCGGAAGCGACGAAACGCTCGCCGACGGCGGAACCGCCCTCACTCCGGGCAAGATTGGCTCCGGCCAGGACATTGCCACGAAGCTGATTCGTGGCCGCGCTTGGGAATACAACGACCTCGTGAAATACCTTGCCGGTGACGATCCAAGCAAGGCCATCGGCGATCTGGTCGCCAACTGGTGGGCCATCCGCCTCCAGGCCGCGACTCTGTCCGTCCTGAAAGGCGTCTTTGCTGCCTCCAGCATGAGCGCCAACCTTTCCGCCATCCACAAGACGAGCGGAGGCGCAGGCACTCAGACCGATGCGCAAACGCTGAACGCCAACACCTTCATCGACGCTTGCCAAAAGCTCGGCGATGCCAAGGCACAGCTTTCCGCGATGATCATGCACAGCGCCGTTGAAGCCTCGCTTCGCAAGCTGGACTTGATCGACTTCCTCCCCGCTTCTGAGCAGGGCAAGCCAATCCCGATCTTCCAGGGCCATCGCGTCATCATCGATGACTCCATGCCCACGCAGACCGTGGACGGCGACACCGTTTTCACCACCTACATCTTTGGCGACAAAGCTCTCGCCTATGGCGTCGGCGGAACGGCAGCGCCCGCAGAAGGAGGGATCGGCACATGGGGGGCGGAGTTCTACCGCAACGCGCTTTCGGGCAACAGCGGCATCATCACCCGCCGCCGGATGATCGTTCACCCCCGTGGCGTCAAGTGGAACACTGGCACCGTTTCGCAGGCGGGCGTCTCGCCCACTAACTCCGAAATGGAGGCCAGCAACGCGTGGGTTCGCGTTTACGATCCGAAGAAGATTCGCATCGTGAAAGTCACCCACAACATCCAGCTCTAAACCGTTGAGCGGGGCGGCCCTAAAAAGCCGCCCCGCTTCACAACCTCAACCACCTTTTCAGCCATGCCAGACCCGCAAGAAATCGTTGCCCTCAATATGCGTCGCGGACTTCGCCTTCGCCGCGTTCAACGCACCCCCGAAGAAGCAGCCAAGCTCTCAGCCGCTTTGGTTGCTCGAATGGAAGAAGAGCAGCGAATCCGGGAAGGCGAAGTTCCGCCCCCAGAGCAAGCGCCCGCCGAAGTTCTCGACCCCACCGCCGCCGCTTACCAACTCAACGAGCAGCGCACCGGCGACGAGAACCAGTCAACCGCAGGCGATGAAGGCCAGCAACCAGCGAACCTCGAAAGCCCCGAGCAAGTCGAACAGCCAGCCTTCGCCAGCCAGCCAGACGCCCCGCAGCCCAAACAAGGCAAAGGAGCCAAGGGCGCAAAAGCTACCGCACCAGTCGCGCAACCCACAGACGACGAGTGGGACGAAACCAAGAACCCGGCCAACGCTTAGCAATGGCCGCCACCCGCCAGAACGGAAAACCCTTTGCCACCGCCGGATCAAACCGATACGGCGCGTGGTATCTGGCCGCCCGCCGCCGCAGGCGAAAAGCCGCCGCATCCAACAACACAGCCACCAACGCCGCCCTCCGCGAGGATGGCACACCAGCCCTCCGCGAGGATGGCACACCCGAACTTAGAGAATGAAATTCACACTGCTTGCCGCCCTGTTTACCGTTGCCACCTTGAGTCTCGGCCAAGGCACCAAAACGAGTAACGAAACTGCCATTCTGGCCGGATCACTTGTTGACACCGACTTGATTCGTGTGGCTCGCCCATCGCCAGCGGCCAATTACAAGCTCGGCTTCGGCGAGCTGCGAGCCTGGATCAATGCTGCCACCCTGCCACTCGGTGGCCGGACGATCACGGGCACGCTGCCCGCCGCAAATGGAGGCACTGGAAAAACGAGCCTCGGTGCAAGCGTAGCCGACTGGATGGAGACGCCGACGAGCGCAAATCTAGCGCTCGCTCTGAGCGACGAGAACGGCAGTGGCAAAGCCATCTTTGCGGACGGAACGCTGGCCATAACGGCGGGCAAGACTTTTACCGCATCCAATACGCTCACGTTAAGCGGCACCGATGGCAGCACGCTGGCGATTGGCAGCGGCGGCACGCTAGGCACGGCGGCCTTCACGGCGTCTTCTGCGTATGAAGTGCCGCTAACGTTCGGCGGTGGGCTAAGTCGCTCAACCAACACGATCACCGTGAATGCAATCAATCTAGCGACTTCTGGCAGCGGTGGAGTTACCGGCACGCTCCCCGTCGCGAATGGTGGAACCGGAGTTACAACGTTTGGCAGCGGCGTTGCGGCAGCGTTGCCAAACCCGGTGAACGCGAGCGCGGGACTGCTGACTTATGGCATAATCGGCACGAGTGGCGCGGCGGTGCCGCTGCTGAATTCGGCGGTGACCTTCAGCGGTGGTGTCACGGTGACGAGCAACAACCTCACCGTGGGCAACAGCGGAGCGGTGGCTGGCACAGGCCGCGCGATCTACGTGGGCGACTACGTGAGCAGTGCCGGTGGACAGGCGCAGATCGTCGGCAATCGTCCAGGGTCCTATTACTGGGGCATGGGACATCCATCGGGAGCGAGCGCGACTTACATCAAAATGGGTGGCTGCTCCAGCATAGCGGGAGCATGGGCCTCAGACGCTAACTTCGGGCTCTGGATCGATGGCGGGCTGGCCTTGGGCGCGTTGGATTGTGTGGCCTATCGAGACGCGGCGTCCGTGTGGCAGATGGGGGCCGATGCCGCCACAGCTACGGCGCAAACGATGAAGAGCGCAGACGGGCTCGGAACCGATAAAGCAGGAGCCGACTTTGTGTTTGCCGCCGGGGCCGGGACCGGAACCCAAAAAGGCGGCGCTTTGTATTTTAAAACGGCCATCCAAGGCTCAACAAGCGGTGCGACGCTGAACGCTTATCAGACGCGCCGAGTCGATACGGCAAAGCCGGTGGCCTTGGTTGAGGGCTCAGACACGACCGTGCTGAATATCGCGCTGCCATCCGGCAAATATTTCGGCGCGACAATCGCCATCACCGTTTATGCCACGGACGGGACAGACACTCAGAGCATTACGACAATCGCCGTCGTGGATGCCGTCAACAAGGCCGGGACGATCACCGCGACAGTGACGCCGACGCAAAACACGGCAGCGGTCAGCACTGGCACCTTGACGGCGACAGTGACAGCGGCGGGCATTGCCAGCACCAGCGTCAATATCAAAATCAACGCCACCAGCTCGTTGAGCCAGACCACCCTCTCAGCCATGCTGTCAGCGACAGCCATTAACAGCAACGTCACCGACACAACCATCAACTCAGGCAGCCTTGCCACACCTCAATGAGTAACATCACCGACATCGTTCCCCAGCCCGATCACGTAGGCGATACATGCGCCCTCATTGATCGCGAGCTATCAGCCGCCTGCGACGCGATCGCTGGCGCATTGACGCGATCACTGAGCGCCGTAAATCACAACGACAATCACACACCGGACGAATTCTGGTCGCGCCTTGATAAAAAAGGCGTTTCGATCGCTCAGGCCTTAGCAGCCTTTAAAGCCATTCTCACCACCTACGCGCCCGAGCTGATCACGCCCGCCATCGCCACCGCAGGCCAAGGCTTAACACCCCACGGCGACGGCACCGTCACCAAGGCATGAAAGCCGCCAGAAAACGCGACCCGATGACAATCGTCGTCCTCTTTGCCCTTGCCGCCGTCTTCATCATCGGCGTCACTTGCAACGCCGCAGGCACGACCACGAGCAACGAGACCGCGCTCACACCAGCCGCAACGCAAACCACGGATCTTGTGCGCATTGCCCGCCCAAGCCCAGCCGGAAATTTCAAGCTCTCGCTTGGAGACTGGCGTGACTGGCTCAACGGCCAGACCTTGCCGCTTGGCAGCCGAACCATCACCGGGACGCTTCCTCTCGCAAACGGAGGAACTGGCGCGTCGGATGCCGCCACAGCACGCGCAAACCTCGAAGTCACAACCCGCATGGACATCCAATCCTTCACGAGCAACGGAACATGGACGAAACCAGCCGGAGCCTTGTGGGTAGAGGTCTGGATGACAGGCGGAGGCGGTGGCGGTGGTTCGGGACGCCGAGGAGCCTCGGGCACATCTACAGCCGGAGGCAATGGAGCATCAGGCGGCGCAACGTTGCAACTCAAACTCGACCCAGCGCAACTAAACGCCACCGAGGCCGTGACAGTAGGCACCGGCGGAACCGGCGGAGCCGCAGTTACGACCGACAGCACAAACGGCAACCCAGGAGCAAACGGAGGCAGCACCACCTTTGCCGGATGGACCGCAACGGGAGGCAATGGAGGCATCGGCGGAGGCATCAGCAACGGGACAACCACAGGAGCCGTCACAGGTTACATTTATTATACTTCGTCCGGCCAATCTCTCGGAAGCGGAGGCGCGGGCAGCACAACAACAGGAGCCACCGGAGGAATTTCAGGCTGGCAACCGAGCGGAGGCGGTGGCGGTGGCGGAATCAACACCAGCGACGCCGCAGCACTAGGCGGAGCCGGAGGAACGTTCGGAATCAATCTGGTCTATTCTGTTAGCGCCGCAGGCGGTGCAACCACCGGAGCCGCAGGAGCAAACGGACCAGCCGTGAAAGTGATTTGCGCAGGCGCAGGCGGAGGCGGAGGAGCCGCCAACACCACCGGAGCCGCAGGCAATGGAGGCAACGGAAACGGCCTCGGTGGAGGCGGTGGCGGAGGCGGAGCTTCCCGCAATGGATTCAACAGCGGAGCCGGAGGCAATGGCGCTCCCGGAAAGATTGTGATCTTCACCTACCTTACACCATGAGCTTGATCGTCGAAGACGGCACAGCACGCACCGACTCCCAGAGCTACATCAGCGTCGCCGATGCTGACAGCTACCTCGAAGCCCACGAGCAGGCGAGCGCATGGGCCGCAAAGAGCACAACGGACAAAGAAAAGCTCTTGATCCGCGCCACCCGCGCCCTCGATGCCCTGCTCGCTTTTGCCGGTTACAAAGTGCTCGCAGGGCAAGCGCTGCAATGGCCGCGCCAGCGCGTCCCAGGCAGCCCCACAAGCTACATCTTGCCCGGATACTACCCCGCGAGCATTGTCCCGCCCGAGATCCAGAAAGCCACCGCCGAGACTGCCATCTTGTGCATCAGCACTACCATCGGCGCTCAATGGGACGGCGCAGGCCTGAAAAAGATCGGCCTCGGACAAGGAGCCCTCGAAGTCGAGTTCGACCCCACCAGCCGCCCGGCTCCCTTGCCGCCCATGATCACCAGCCTGCTCCGCCCCTTCACCAGCGGAGGCTCCCAAGCCAAAGGCAGCGTTCCAGTTCGCCGCGCATGAACCTTCAAGCCATTGCCGCCAAAGCCGCCGCTCTTGGGATGCGCCTCGCAGACAGCGCCGCGACGACTTGGCGCTTGCAATATGGCACGCCGACACGCACGCACAACCCCACCACAGACACCACCGGCGTCGTTTGGTCCCATGATGACCAAAACGTCCGCGCCATCGCCTACACCCCGGAAGACAAACGCGAGAACCCCGCCGACGCCAACAAGGCCACCAAAGCCCTCGCTTTCCAGGCCGCCAGCTTGACCGCTCCCGCCGCCATTGACGAAACAGCCATCGCCACCGATGCCGACGGCAACACATGGCAGGTCACCAACGTCACGCCGGACCCCACGCGGTCCCTGATCATTCTGGAGTTGCGACTATGAGCCTCATTTCGATGGACATCGCCCCGGCCAAGATTGCAGAAGCCATCAACCAACCGGTTCGCGTGGTCCTGAAAAAGATTGCGCTCGACCTACACGGCAAGATCACGAAGCGCACGCCCGTGGACACAGGCCGCCTTCGCGCCAGCTTTCAGATCACCGAGGGCGAGCCCACCACGACCGTCCCGCCCGAAGGCACCTACGGCCCGCCCACCGCACAGGTCCCGACCATCACAGGCACCGAGCCCATCTTCATCACCAGCGCGCTTCCCTACGCGCAACCAATCGAAGAAGGACACTCCGCGCAAGCGCCCGCAGGCATGGTGGCAATTTCCATCATTGAAATGGAAGCCGAACTCCGACAGATTACCGCATGAAGGACAAGCTTCGCGAACTGCTCCAGACCAAGCTCAACACCTTGAGCCACGGCTTCCCGACTTGCTGGCAAGGTAGCCAGGAACCAGAGAAGGCACCAGTGTGGGGCCGTTACAGCATCAACCTCGGCGACACCAACCCAAACACCGTCGGAGCATTCACCAGCCGCACCCTCGGCATCTTGACCTTGCAAGTGATGCTTCGCGAGACCGAAGGCACCCGACCCGCCTACCAAGCCGCCGACACCTTGAGCGCAGGCCTCCGGATGCACGCCGCCAACTTCAACGCCACCGATGGCGTCGGCCACTACCGTTTCGCCGAAATCTCCGGCCCCTTGCAAACAGGCACCAGCGGAGGCTTCAACACCTTCGCCATCAGCGCGCCTTTTGTCGTTGACTTCTCGCCCACAACGTGAACCGTTGCCCGCCGTTAAACCACACACCCGCCTTTCGCCATGTCCGACGCAAACCGCACAACGCTTGCCTTCATTGAAGAAGTTACTTTCGGAGTAACCCCAAACACGCCGACCTTGCAGCGCATCCGCACGACTGGCGAAAGCCTCATGCACGCGAAGGCAACCGTGATTTCGGAGGAAATCGAGCCCAGCCGCCAGACCGCCGACATGCTCAAAGTCGGGGCCAGCGCCACCGGCGACATCAAGGCCGAACTCAACTACACCGATTTCCAGACCTTCCTCGCCGCCGCGCTCTTCAACGCCAACCCCGTCGCCCTTGCGTTTGCTGGCACCGCGAGCATCAACCACACCACCGGCGTGGTCACCGGCTCCCCAGGCGACTTCACCAACGCCGTGGTCGGCGCGAGCTACCGCATCGCGGGCAGCGTGCCCACGGGCAACAACGGGATCAAGCGCGTGATCGCCAAGGCCGCCAACGGCTCAACCCTGACTTTTGACGCCGGGTCCTTCACGGGCACGACGAGCAGCGAGGCCATCACCATCGCAGGCAAAGCCGTGGCCAATGGCACCACGAAGCGCACCTTCGCCATCGAGCGCAAGGTCGCCAAGAGCAGCAGCGGGACGATCTGCCAAGTTTTCAACGGAATGGCCATCGACACCCTCGGCCTCGCCATTGAAAGCCAGAAGATTGTCAACCTGACTTTCGGCTTCATGGGCAAGATTTCCAGCGTCGCCGACAATACCATCGCCAGCGCCGAGACCGCCCCGAGCACCGACAGCCCCATCAATGGCACCAACAACGTCGGAGCCATCACCATCGATGGCACCGCCACCAGTGAGCGCTTCAAGTCCTTCACCTTGAACTTGAAGAACAACCTTCGCCCACAGGATGCACTCGGCCAAGAAGGCGCTTTCGACCTTGGCGTCGGACGATTCGAGGTCACGGGATCGGCCTCCGTTTACCTGGAGAACAAAGCCCTGATCGCCGACATGATCGCCCACACCGCCCGCGCCTTCACCATGACGCTGGTGGACCCCGCAGGCACCAAGAGCATCGTCATCAACCTGCCACGATGCCAGTTCGGCAAAGCCGACGGCCAAGCGGGACAGATCAACACCGACATCATGCTCAACCTTGACTTTACGGCCCTCAAAGACGCCACCACGGGCAGCACGATGATCCTCAGCTTCGTTGATTGATTTCTATAACACGCGCACAGCGCACGACACGACCAAAGGCCAGCCGGAGGCCTCGCGGGTGGCCCGGCCCAGAACGCCACCCGCCGCAAAGTTACCCCACAAACGCACCCACAACAACCCGGCCCTCGTTGCCCAGCCAGTAGCCGAAAGGCGAAGGGAAAGTGGCAAAGCAACGAGGGCCACACCGAACCAACAACACCCGACAACATGAGCGCATCCGCCATCCTGCCACCTGCGAAACCCAAGGCCACCCGCGAAGACATCCTCGCGCACTGCCAAGCCACCAACCACCCGATCACCGGCCCGATCACGGTCGTTTCGTTTCGAGGCTACTACGCCCGAACAATGGGAGCCACCAAAGGCAACGACCGAGGCATCTACGACGACGCCCTCTTCATCATAGGCCCTAACACCTTCGCCGCCTTCAACGGCAACAACGACCCGAGCGTCGCACGCGACAACGTGGCCACCTTGCAGCCGGGCCGCTACCTTTACCAGCCGGGCATCCACGGCCTCAGCCGCCCCGCCGCGCAGCAATACCCCGCATTCGTCCAGGCAGGCCCCGTGATCGTCTGCCGCGACGGCACCGAGCGCACGCCCGCAGGCCACGAAGACGACTCCCTCGGCTACTGCCTCGGAAACAGCTTGTGGACCGATGCCAAATGGTGGCCAAATGACCGCTTCGCCATCAACATTCACCGAGGCGGAAACTCCACCACAAGCTCGCTCGGATGCCAGACTTTGCCACCCGACCAGTGGGACGCTTTCCACAGCCTGCTCATGCTCGAATTGAAGCGCGCAGGAGCAAAGACTTTCGACCTCGTTGTCGTTCCCCCCGCTGCCTAAACCAACCGCCCCACCTGACACGATGAACCTCAAGTATCTACGCACGAACGCAGCCGCCGAAACCGAAGGCGTGTGGCTAGAATTCATGGGCGCACAATTCAAGCTCGCCAGCGCCGCCTCGCCAGCCTACCGCGCCGCCCTCACCAAGCACGGACGGAAGCACAGCCCCCACGAGATTCGGCGCAACACCGAACTCGGCGACACCATCAACCGCGAGGCGATGGCCGACGCCATCCTCCTGGACTGGAAAGGCGACGTGAACGACGGCGACGAGGCCCTCGAAGCCGCCAACCGCGAGCACCGCATCCGCCTGCTCCAAGTTCGCCCCTTTGCCGAATGGGTCGCGAGCGAATGCCAGAACATCGCCAACTTCCAAACGGAGGGCCGCGAAGACTTGGAAAGCGACCTCAAAAGCCGCCGTCCGCTGGACGCTTGAGGTCGGCGATTCCGTCCCCTACCTGGAAAGCCTCGCCGCCGACACTGGCACCACGCCGCGCCCCCTGCTAGACGCCCCCGTCTTGGCCGAATGGGCGCGGCCCTTTATTGATGCCTTCTGGCTCCTGTCCGCAGGCCGCCCCCACGGCTTCGCACCCGGAGGCATCCCCACCGCCGACATTCTGGCCTTCTGGAACACCTTCCACATCGGCCCCGATGCGTGGGAGTTTTTGGAGCTTGTGCGCGCAATGGATAGTGCTTTCATTGAGCACCACGCGAAACAGCAACCCGCGTCGCACAAATGAGCGATTCCATTTCCATCATGGGCGTCAAGATTGACCCCAGCGGAGCCGTCTCCGGACGCGACACCGCCGTCAAAGCCGCCCTTGAAACAGCCGACGCCTTCAAGAAGGCCGACGCGTCGATCACAACATCGAGCGCCCACATGGCCGACTCGATGAAGAAAGGCAGCCAGGACATCCAGCGCGAGGCCACCAAAACCAAGAACGCCCTGGAAGACATGGCCAAGGGCTCGGCATGGGAAAGGATGCGCACCAGCTTCACCGCGACGCTCGGCCCCTTGACGCAAGGCTTCTCCGCCATGCTTGGGCACTTGGGCGTCTTCGAGAGCAAAGCCGCCAAAGCCGCCGCCGCAGCCTCCGGCGTCGCTGGCAGCCTCGGCACCATGACCACCGCAGCCGGAGCCGCAGGCGTCGGCATGACTGGCCTCCTTGCCGCGATTGGCCCGTTGATTGCAGGCCTTGCAGCCATAGGCCTCGCCATCGGAGCCGTCGTCGGCTCGTTCGGCCTCCTGAAAGAAGGCGTCGAGAAGGCCGCACAGTTTGAGACCTTCCAGGTGCAACTCGCCACCCTGCTCGGCAGCTTCGACAAAGCCAAGACGCGCCTCGAACAACTGAAAGACTTCGCCGCCAAGACGCCCTTCGAGCTACCCGAAGTCGTCAAAGCCAACATCACGCTCGAGCGTATGACAAACGGAGCCCTCGGCACGACCGAAGCCCTCCGCAAGGTGGGCGACACCAGCGCGCAGGTGCAACAGCCGCTTTCGGAAATGGCCATGTGGGTCGGGCGACTTTACAACGGCTTGAAAGCCAACGCGCCCGTCGGCGAAGCCACACAACGCCTCGCCGAGGTCGGCTTTATCAGCATGGCCACGAAGAACCAGATCGAGCAACTCCAGAAGACCGGAGCCAAAACCGGCCCGATCTTCGCCGAGGCGTGGGCAATGGTGGAGGCCGACATGAAGCGCGCAGAAAATTCGATGGAACTCATGTCGCACACTTGGTCGGGCATCATGAGCAACATTTCGGACGCTTGGGGCCAACTGCTCGGCGCACTTGGAGAGCCCATCATGCTCGCCTTGAAGCCCGCCGCCTCTGACTTGGCCGCCTTGCTGGACGGAATGAAGCCAGCCGCCGCCGAGCTTGGCCAGAGCATCGCCGCTGCCGTGCAACAGCTTTACGCCGCCTTCAAGGTCCTCGGCTCCGACAGCGGCATCGGCTTGTCCCTGACTGCCGCCTTCGATACCGCGACGAACGCCCTTCACCAAGGCATCGAAGCCGCAGGCGCAATCATGTCCGCCCTGTTTCAGCGCGCCATCTACGACGCCCTCAAAGCCCTGGAAGTTATCCAGAAGCCCGAGACCTGGAAAGGCCTCGGAGATGCGCTCTATAACGCCGCCGCCGACTTCGCGAACGCCATCATCACAGCGATGAACACCGTCCTCGCCAAGATGCAAAATGTCGTTTCGATCTTGTCGCCGCTACTCGGAGCAACTGCCAAAGCCCTCAGCCTTGACAGCATGGCCACCCTTGCCGCCCGCCAGCCCGGCGTGCAAGCCTACCTCACCAACGGCCCCGCGCCAACCGTCCCCTCTTGGTCCGAAGCATGGAACGCCAGCGCACAGGCGCAGACACCGGCGCAAATCGAGTGGCAGAAGCGCCAAGCCGAGCAACTTGCCGCCATCAAGGCCGCAGGCACCGCAGGCTTCAACGACAGCCAGCTTCCCAAGCCTTCCACAACGACGGCAAACAGCGACGAGTTCATCCAGGAAGGCAAGAAGACCAACCTGCTCGCGCAGATGCAATCTCAGGCGAAAAGCATCATCGAAGGCATTCAGACGCCGATGGAGAAGCTTCAAGCCACCATGACCGAGCTTCAAACCCTGCGCGACAACGGCTTGCTCACAATCGACCAGTTCGCCCGCGCGAGCACAAAAGCGAAAGACGACTACACCAAAGCCGTCACAGAGATGGCCGTCCAGGCAGCGACACCGCTTCAACGCCTGATGATGCAGTGGAAGGATCTTCAAAAAGCTCAGCAGGAGATGGCCGCCAGCGTTGCGAACAGCGTGTCAACACACATGACCGGCGCAATCATGGAGATGGTGAAAGGCACCAAGAGCGCCAAGGAAGCCTTCGACGACATGGCCACCGCCATCCTCGCCGACATCACCGAGATGATCGTCAAAATGCTGGTGCAATACGCCATCCAGAGCGCCCTCGGCATGGTCGGCGTGAGCAGCCCGGCCCCGGCGACACTGAGCACCGGGCAGACCGTCGGTTATGGCAAGGCCCGCGTTCACCACACCGGCGGAGTCGTCGGCGAAGACGGCTCCACGCGATGGGTCACACCCTCCGACATGGCGCACGCCAACCGATACGCCACCGGCGGCAAGATCACAGGCGTGGGCAGCGGAGAGCGCCCGGCCATCCTTGAGCCCGGCGAAACCGTCCTCACCAAGGACCAAGCCGCCGACATCCGCGCCCGCCTCGGCCAGAAACCCAAAGGCGAAACGAGCAACAGCAGCTCCGGGCAGAATGTTACCATCCTCAACGTCATGGACATGCGCGAAGTTGAAAATCACCTTGCCGCCAACCCCGGCGTCTTGATCAACATCATGAGCCGCGAGCGCAGCCGCATCAAAGCCGCCCTCCAATGATCCCGAACAGCCGCAACACCGACGCCCTCCAGCTTGTCCGGCTCCCCGATTGGAGCCTCGGCGTGCAACTGGAGATTGTGGCACAAACTAAGATTCAGACCGCCACCAGCGGACTCGAGCAACGCTTCCGCCTGCGCGCCCGGCCAATCTTTCGCATGACCTACACCGAGACCGGCCTCGCCGCCGGAGACTTGCGAGCCAGACAACGCCGAGCGTCCGTCGAGCTACTTCGCCCGCTTCTTGCGCCCTTCTGGACTGAGCGCGCCCTCGTTGTAACAGGGACCACCACGCAAGTCGTGATCGATCGCGACCCCACGCCCGACTTCTACGCCGCAGGCCAGAGCATCGCCATCATCAAGCCCGACGGCACCATCGAATTTCGGACCATCACCGCCGTAGCCGTCCGCACCTTGAGCACCAGCACAGGAAGCTTCGCCCCAGCCCCAGGCGTGAAAGCCTACCCCGCCCGCCTCTGCCGCCGCTTGCCGGGCAACGACGGGCACACACTGACCACGCAGAGCCAGGGCAGCGAAACGATCAGCGTCGAGACCCTCTAGATATGGCCATCACCTTTCCCATCTTTACGCCCCCGCCTGATTTCAGCCGCGACATTCAACGCACGTTGACCACTGCGCAGGATGTCCTCCGACTGAGCGGGGCGCAAGCCCTCGTCACATGGCCAGCCACACGCACAGAGACGAGTTTCCGCATGGTGTTCAGCATTCGCGGAGCGCGAGCCGTTCAGGACGCTAAAGCCTTCCTCGCGGCCCGAGGCGGACAGCATGAGGCGTGGTTCCTGCCCACTTGGCAGCGCGATTTCAGCCTCGCCATTCCTGCCACCACAGGCGACACCACCATCCGCGTCGCCGTTGATGACTACGCCGCCCTCTACTTGACCACGACCGCCGACGACGAACTCGGACGCTTCTTGTTCACCTACGACACCGACAACGGACTCTTCACCACCCGCATTATTCAGGCCACCACCGCCGGAAGCGGAGCCAGCGACCTCGAACTCGAAGACGCCCTCCCCTGGACACCCGCCACCGGCGCGATCTGGGGACACCTCGCACTTGTGCGCATGAGCGACGACCAGATCGCCGTCAAGCACATGACGCCCACGCACATCACTTTCGAGCTTGCCGCCATCACCGTTCGCCAGCGCAGCACAACAGACGAAACGCTGGTGCTTGATCGAAGCACCGGCCCCGCAGGCAGCGAACCCTTCACCAGCGCCACCATCCAGGCCGTGGACAGCCCGCGCCTCCGCCACGACTACGCCCACACCCTCGGCCCGGTCAACTTGCACTTCCCCCAAGACGAGACCTTCGCCACCCCGTGGGCCATCTGGCTCGGTAGCCAGCGCGTGCGGATGGCCAATGGCAAAGTCGAAGGCGACATCTGGCCCCCCGACGACGCCGAAGGCTTCCCCAGCGACCTCTTTCCCGACAGCAAACCGAACACCACGCACATCAGCGCAGCGTTTGACCAAAACTCGTGGGAGGTTCTGGCATGGGAGAACACCGCCGCCGAAACCATTACCATCCGCCGCCGCTTCAACGGCGTCATCGTTGAGCACGTTTTCCCAGGCCGCAGCCCCGCCTTGTTCAACGACGGCATCATCGCCGTGCAAGCCCGCCTCGACGGCTTGAGCGATGTCGTGTGCTACTACGACCGCCCCGGCCACAACTGCATCTTCGCCCGTTTGCAGCGCGACAACTACGGCGTCGAATACCCCGTCGTCCTTGGCCCTGCGAAACTGCGCAAGATGATCGATGCGGGCAGCGAGGGCTTCATCGGCACCATTCGCTTCATCGACGACAGCTTCCGCCTTGTCACCTTGCGCACCGACGAAATTCCCGAGGTCATTGTCCCGCCCTCGCCCTACATCTACGGGATCTTCGACGAAGGCGCAGCCATGACCACCAACATCAACGGCGAGCACCGCAACGTCGTCGTGGAGCCCGGCCAACAGCCCTCCGAAATGGCGTGCTTGATGACTGAGCTTTCCGCCAGCGTTGACGACACCATCGTCGGCACCGGCTCCGAAGAACGCGCCGCACTCTTTGCCCTATTGACTGCCGCCAACACCCCGGCCATCTTGAGCACCAGCGGAGCAGAGCGCCTCGGCCTTGCCACAAGCCTCGCCGCCGTTTACACCTTCGTCGTTATCTCCGCCGCCACTACCACCGAAAACGCATCCCTTTCCTATGAACTTCGCGCCGTCTATTCGTAGCCGTAAAACCGCCGGGCCAACCTTGGCCCCGCTGACATTGAGCGCCGCAAACCTTGCGCTCGCGGGACAAGTGACCGTTTCCGTCGTTGAGAAAGGCAACGTCGTTCAGGCTTACCGAACACAGCCAAACCTCATTCTTGATGCTGGAATGGACCTTGTGCAAAGCAACACTTGGCAGGGTCTCATGGCCTACTGCGCAGCCGGGACAGGCACCACGCCCACGAAGGACATTCTCAACGGCACCTGGAGCCAAACCGGAACAACGATTGTCTCCAGCGGTTCCACCTACACGCTCACAAGTGCCGACATCGGCAAGTGGATCGGCTTCGCCAGCGGAGAGAGCGCCAAGATCACGGCCATCATCAGCACCACGAGCGCCACGGTCGCCACCAGCCAGACCGTCGCCTCTGGCACGGCCACCTTGTTCCGCGCAGGCCAGACCGGCCTCGCCACGGAAATCGCCCGCTCCAACACTTACCCGAGCTTCACCGCCGCCGACGGCAACAGCAGCCAGGGCTTCATCCCCGACGCCAGCGCCCAGAAGATGCGCGTCCGCCGCACCTTTGATTTCCCCGCCGAGACCAGCGCGCAGAACTACACCGAAATCGGAGTCAGCCCCACGAGCAGCGCAGGCAACAACCTTTTCGCCCGGGTGCTTCTTGCCGGAGCCGTTTCCGTGGGCGTCGGCCAACAACTGCGCGTCCAGTATGACCTCGTGATCCAACTGGCCAACATTGCCACCAACCCCGAGACCACGCTTTCAATCACCGGATGGCCGGTCAACTTCAACATCGCCAGCATCACCGCCAACGGCACCGCATGGACCGTCACGACGATGACCGCCCACAACTACGCCACCGGCGGAAAGGTGAACATCGCCGGAGCCCTTCCACCCAAGACCGCCGTCATTGCCGCGACGAGCACCGGGACCGATTTCACCATCACGACCGGCGCAAACCACGGGCGAAGCGTCGGCGACTCCATCACCCTGGAAGACATGGTGCCCGCCGCTTACAACGGCGAGTGGACCGTCGCCAGCACACCCACGAGCACCACGCTCACAGTCACCACCACGGCCAATCCAGGCACAGGCACCGCCTTCGGCACCGTCCGCCTTGCAACGCCCGTGTCGTGGTATAACGGAGAGTGGACCGTCGCCAGCACACCCACGAGCACGACCTTCACGATCACCAACGCTCTCAACCCCGGAAGCGCAGGCCAGAGCGGCACGGTCTTCAACAACACGAAGGCCAAGTTCTATCCGCAATGGTGGGGAATCGGCATCTACTACGACAGCGGGACCGGCAATGCCGGTGCATGGCTGGAGATGACTTCCAGCCTCGGCGTCCATAGCTGCACAGACGGCCTCAGATCGCCGCCGGGTTTCACCAATTCTGCGGCGTCCTTTCTGCCCCGAGTAGCGCCCACATCGGTCACCAAAACCGCCTATGTCAACGGCACATGGTATCAGGACCACGTTTCCACGTTCAGCACTGCCACGCTCAACGTGACCAACCTGCGCACCTTGGTGATCTGCGCAGGCAACAACCTCAGCTTCGCAGGAAACACGGCTTGCCCGCCCTCTTGCTGGATTATCCTCAACGAACCCCAGGTGAAAGAGAGCACCAACACCCTCGTCTTCACCGTTCGCAGACAATGGACCCGCGTCTTGTCCTGACATGATCCCCAACCAGCCCCAGAGCATCGGCGCAGACCAACGCGCCGCCGCGCCCGTCCCGGTTTACTGCTACGTGATCAGGCACACCGAAGACGACGTTTTCATCTACCTGACCGCATGGGACCACACCATCAGGATCGCCAACTTGCCCGCCGTGCTTGGAGGCGGAACACACGACTTCCTTCCCGCGCAATGTCGTCACGGCGCAACGCAGCAAAGCGCCGAGTTTAAGAGCGCCGCCACTGAGTTCACCGTCTGGACAGAAGACGATCGACTCCGCCGCTACTTCCTGACCGCCGCCGCCACAAAGATCCTCGTTTACTGCATCCGCATGTCCACCAGCCGGGCCACCGAGCCCGGAGAGGTTTACGACTGGACGCTCGACGCGCAAATCACCGCCTCCGGCCTGCTCGGCATGATCAGCATGTCAGGACAGAGCATCACGGCCACATTGACGCCAGAGCCGCACCTCCAGAACGCGCTCGTCGGGAGAGTAACCTTTCAAAGAACTTGCAACTGGCTCCTTTACGGCCCCGGATGCGGACTCAACAAGGCCGCCTTCGAGCACACCACCAGCATCGCCGCCCTCGATGACGCCGCGCGCTGGATTACCATCGACACCACACCGAGCGCCTCCCCGACCTACTTTCGCGACGGATACTTCCGCCACGTTCCGACCGGCCTGCTCCTACCCATTGCCCAGAGCGACCTCGGCGGAGCCGGAGGCAAGGCCCGCGTTCAGCCGTCTTTCTGGTTTGCCAGCCTTGCCGTCGGCGACAACCTTGTCCTCTTGCCGGGATGCCGCCACACCGTCGCCGACTGCAACGGCAAGTTCAACAACAAGCCGAACTTCGGAGGCTTCCCCCAGGTCCCCAACCGCAACCCCGTGATTCATGGAGTCTTCTAGCTGGACACTTCCGCAGCGCATCGCCGCCCTCGATGCCGCCGACCACTGGCAAGGAACGCCGCACCGGAACCGCATTGCAGTTCACGGCGTCGGCATTGACTGCCTCCACTTTGTTCGCGAGATCCTGATCGCCTCCAACAAGCTGCCGACCTTCCGCTTCCCCTTTTACGCGCCAGCGTGGGGAATAGGCCGGACCACCAACATCGTGGCCGACATGTTCGCCCTTTGCTGCTACTGCGACCGCCTGCCACCCACCAGCCCCGTCGTCTTCGGCGACATTGCCATCTTCGCCGTCGGACACCAGAGCAACCACGTCGGCATCGTTCTGGACGACGGTTTCGTCTGGCACGTCCGCGCCAATGAGGTCGTCCGGCCCGAGCACATCGACGACATACGGCCCCACCTGGAAGCCTTGATCCGCTTGACCGCGGACGGCTTCAAGCGCACGCCCGAGAGCATCACCACCGACGAACTCAAGCCTAAACCATGAGCGGAAACACCATTGTCAATTATGCCGTCGCCATCGTCGTCGGCGTCGTTGTAGCCGTAGCCACCGCAGGCACCGGCCTCGCCGCTTACAGCTCCCTCCTCGGCACCATTGCCTTCAGCGCTACCGCTGGCGTCATGAGCTACTACAACCGGCCAGGAATGCCCGGCATCGGAGGCCGAGGCATGAAGGGAGGCAACAACGGAAGCGCCAAGGATGCCGCCGCCGGTCAACTTGAGATGACAAGCGCAAGCGAGAGCGTTACCGCTCCCGTCGTGTTCGGCACCGTTCGCATCGCCACCAACCTCGTTCGCTACGACCGCAGCACGTTCACCAACAAGCCGATCAAGCAGAAATACAAGATCGAGCAGCCCGTCGTCAATAGCACCCCGCAGAGCGGAGGCAAGGGCGGAGGCGGAGGCAGCCCAAACAAGGCCGCCGAAACGAAAGTGACGTATCAGGAGCAGATTGTCGGTTATCGCTATTACTTGAGCTTTGACCTCGCCATCTGCCTCGGACCCATTGACGCCATCGGCGCGATCTACAGCAGCCCCGGCGAGCTTCAAGTCGGCACCGGCGGAGCCTTTTCGGGCAACACGCAGAGCGTCACGTTGAGCGGCCCGGATGAAGGCGGAACCGTCCGGCTCTACAAAGGCAGCGCCACGCAAACCCGCATCGCTGGCGACGACTACTCCGACAACAGCGGCAACAACCATCGAAACTTTGCCTTCGCGCATTTCAACAAGTTCTTCATCGGCACCACACCAGCGCCGAAAACCTACCTTTTCACGGTTCGCCGCCTGCCTACCTGCCTCGATGCCGCAGGCAGCGTGATCACAGGCCTCTACACCCGAGGAAGCACCAACCCGGCGCATCCCTGCTACCAGGACGCCAACCCCGCCGCGATTCTTTACGAGGCCTTCACAAATAAGCTGTGGGGCCGAGGCATGTCGCCCGAATTGATCGACATTGAAAGCTTCAAGACTGCCTCCGCCTACTTTGCCGCCAACAACATCGGCCTTTCCTTCACCCAGGACACGAGCGCAGGCATTTCGGATATTGTGGACCAAGTCCGCTCCCACTGCGCGACGATCATTTCCTGGAACGGCGTCACGTTGCGTTGCCGATGCCTACTCGACCGCGCGACCGAATACGCAAGGCAGGTCACCATTTCCGACGACATGGCCCGCGAAGTCGCCTTCGCCCGGCCCGCATGGCCCGACATGCCCAACGATGCCCGCATCACCTTCACCAACCGAGCAAACAATTTCCAGACGGAAATCGCCCATGTGCAGGACATGGCCGCCATCAACACCGTCGGCTTCGTCAACACTAAAACGCTCCAGCTTCTCGGGTTCAGCAACCGCAGCACAGCGGAGGCGCAAGCCAAGCGCATTCTTGGTGAAATGAGCTACCCGCGCGCAACGCTGACTTGCAAGCTCAACAACTGGCAATCCCAGCTTGAACCCGGCGACCTGATTCGCTTTGTCTGGAACCACTGGACCGACGGCACCGCCTCCGTTTGGTTCCGCGTCCTGGAAATCGACGACAGCCAGCAAGCCGCCGACGGAATCAAGATCACCTGTCTGGAAGACTTGCTTCTTTCGCCCCGCGAAGACGACCAAACGCCCGCTCCCGCTATCCCCGTCAACGAGAGCGAGGACCCGCGCACAGACAGCGACCTCGCCCTCGGCGATGACCACTCCGCAGCCCTGACCATCGGCAGCCCCCAGCCGGTCAAGGTGTGGGAGCAACCGCCATTCTTGAGCAGCGGAGACCCGGATTTCATCATCACCGCCCGCCGCCCTGCTTCATTCGTCACGGCCCTCTTGCACCGCTGGACATTGACCGCCTCCCCCGACTTCCAAGTCCACAGCGCAACCAGCGGGTGGGCCATTCCCGGAACGCTGATCACACCTCCGCCGAACCTGAAAACGATCTGCCGCGACACCGGCGACGCCTTCACCTTTGCCCTTGCCGACACGAGCGACAACGCCGCCCTTCTTGCAGCCGCCAACAAAGTGCAACTCGACACCGACAACCTCGCCACCTTGAGCGAGGCCGGAACCGATCTTCTGCTCGTTGGAAATGAGATCATCATGCTTGGCAACGTAACCGAGACGAGCCCCGGCGTCTTCACCGCTACCAACTACCTCCGAGGCGCATTCGGGAGCAAGCTCGAAGCCCACAGCACCGGCGACAACTTCGCCTTCATCGAGCAATGGAGCCGCGCAGACTTTGCCGCCACTCTCGGACCCATCCCAACAGGTCAGCCGATCACGTTCCGCACCGTGGCAGTGACCACACGAGGCGAGGACGCCACCACCTACGACTTCACCGGCCCCGAGTCAGACGGATCTTTCGCAGGCCGCAGCGCAGCGCCCTACCCGCCCGAGCTTCGCGACGCCTCCCGGGTCGGCTCGGTCTGGACGCTTTCGCTCCGCCCGCGCCTTTCGGATCGCGGAGCATGGACCGAAGGCGACATCGCCACCGACATCAACGCGCTTGTCACCACTTTGCCGGACAGCTACACCCTCACCGTTGAGCCCCTCAACAACAGCAACGTCGCCACAGGCAGCATCGCCACACTTTCACCCACCTGGACACCAAGCGACGGCATCAGCCCCACAACCGGCCTTCTTGCAGCGACCTACACCGCCCCAGGAGGCACAACCAAGCTCCGCATCCGCGCCACGCTGAACGGAAAGCCGAGCGTTGACGCAACAACGGTCATCGCGTAGCGTGCCCAGCTATGGCCGTCCTGACACATTCCCGCCTTGAAACAACGCCCGCCGGAACCGCCAATCTCGGCGGAATCATTGCCGGGAATTTTGAGCAACTCGAAGCGATCTTCGCGCCCACCACAGGCAGCGGCGACACGGTTTTCGCGTTGATTGCCAAAGCCCTGCTCCGCAACAACACCCTTCCCGCCGATGCCGCCCGGATTGAATGGGACAGCACAGCCGGAAAGTTTGTCGCTCGAGCAGCACAGGGAACCCTCGCCGCTGGCGCGACAGTCACAGCAGACGCCAAAGGCCCGGCCTTGCAGACATGCACTCTCAACGCCGACACGACAATCGCCATCGCGAACATGGGAGCCGGACGCCGCTTCGATCTGGCGTTGACCTGCGACGCCACGCCGCGCGCCCTAACATGGCCCAGCGGAGCCGTCAACTTGACCGGCGCGACCTTGCCCGCGAGTTTGACCGCAGGCCAGACCATGCTCGCCAGCATTATTTCAACGACCGGAAGCAATTCCGGCCTTCTGATAACCTCCGCCCTCTTGACCTAATGGCCGACCGCGAACAAATCGACAGCCCCGAAAACGACGACACCTTCCCCGAGGGCGCAACGGACCCCGGCGAAATGCTTTACGCCGAGATTCACGCCACCATCTCCAGGTGCGCAAAGGAAAGCAATCTCCGCAGCTACGCCACGCTCGGAGTCCTTGAAGCCATCAAAGGCGATGTTCTTCGCCAACTGCAAAAGCAGAACGCCGAGGAATGAATCACGGCTTCCAGACCTTGCTCGGCATGTGGCGCGAAGCCACAGCCCTCGCCGATCCAACCGAGCCCGCGATCCGGCCCGCCGGGCTTCTGAGCGTCGGCTTGCAACGCGAGGACTTGGTGAGCTTCACCAGCCTCAACATCCACGGCCAAGAACAGGCCGCCGAGACCTTGCACGCCTTCCATCGCGTCGTGATCACGCGCGCCTTCCAACTGGACGCCCTGACCGATTGGCTTCTCGATGCTATGCGCACAGCGACAGCGACCGTGCAGACGGACACGCCAAGCCCAGGCATCACACGCACCACGCGCGAAACGAAGATCGAGACCATGAACGCCTTCTTCGGCATGGACCTCGCCGCCGCCGATGGCCAGACCGTTCGCTTGCAAGGCATGACGCCGACAAAGATCGCCCTCACCGTTGAAACGGGCCGTCTGGTCGGGCAACAAATCGAATTCGCGCTTCTGAGCGCCACGAACATCGACATCAGCGTCGCCCGCACAGCAACCCCACCAGCCAGCGCACCGGCGAGCCCGCTCAACTGCTCGCTTGAGCTTGCCGCAGGCATTGACGCCACCACCGCTGCCGCCAATGCCTTCACCCTGAGCTTGCTCTTTGACCGCGACACTACGCCAGCGCAGTTCACCGAGGAAGGCGCGCCCACGCGGTTCGCATTGTCCGGCGGATGGCGAGCGACCGGCTCAGGGACCGCGCGCCTCACACCGGCGCAAGCGCAAGAAATGCGGAGCAATGGAGAGAATCCTTTCACCATCCGGGCGCGTATTACGACCGCACAGGGCAATCTTGCCTTGCACTTTGTGCGCGCTGCCGCCAACATTCGCCAGCTTGAAGCCTTGAGCGACTTTGTGCATCACAGCATCGAGTTCATAGGCCTTTCAACTGGAGAGCTTCCAACCTTCACCAGCATCACCGAAAAATGAACGCCGCCGCTTGCCTGCAATCGTCCGCCGTGCTAAAACCGGAACCCATGCCCGCCGAACCAGTTTCCCACGTTGCCCTCTGGCTCTTCCTACCCCTTGCCGCTACGATTTCCGGCGCACTGATGACGCCCGGCGCAGCGGATGCGTGGGCCGCCGTCGGCGCATTGCTCGGCACCTTTGTGGCAGTAGTCGAAGCCAGCCAGAAACGTCGCGGATGGCTCCAGATTGCCAGCGTTGTCGTCGCGTCCAGCTTTTGCGGAGCGACCATTCCAGGAGCCGCCGCCTCGGCTTTCTTGAGCGAGGCGAGCGCGCAAAATCTGGGGTGGCAGTCTTGGGCGATAGCCGGTTTCGTTCTTGCAGTGGTCGGGTGGGGTCTGGTTCTTGGCGCGATAAAATGGGGAGCAAAACGCGCCCCACAAGTTGCCGAAGCCGGGATCGACACGATCGCCGCAAGATTGCCACATCCACCCCACACCACACCACCCAATGACCGGAATCGAGCATCTTAAAACCGCCGTCGCTTTTGTTGCGACTGCCTTCTCCAGCGTTACAAAAGCCACCGCCGACGGCAACATCGGCCTCGGCGACATTACGACCTTCATCGGCCTTGCGCGCAAGCTGCCGGAAGGCATCGCCGCCATCAAAGAAGCGCCGACCGAACTCGCCGACCTTGACCCCGGCGAAGCCAGCGAACTGGTCCAAGCCGTCGCCGATGCCATCGGCCACGATGTGATCACGCCCAAGACGCAGAAGATCGCAGAAATCGCGCTTGCGATGCTGCCGGACTTCGTGCAGCTTTACAACGCTTTCCGGTCGGAACCGGAGGCGTCCGAGTAAAGGAGCGAAAAGGATGGAGAGAGCGGAGCGGTCAAAGGGCCGCTCCGCTTTTTTTGCAATTCGCGCTCGACATTGCACGATGAATCGCGCAGAGTTGCGCACGGGCCAACCTTGGCCCAAAACACCAAACCGAAAGAAACAACATGACCATCACACCCTTCAACGTGCTCCCGAGCTTGCCCAACGGCACCAAGCTCGAAGCCATCGCCGGGAACATAACCAGGATCGGGAAACACAGCACAGGCACGAACGCACACGGCCCGTGGAGCATCCAGATCATCGACATGCAGGACGGCACCGGAACGGCCAAAATCTGCCTCAAGGACCGCCCAGAACTGCCGGGCAACTGGCAAGGCCACGCCGTCCAGTTCGCTGGCGAAAAGAGCATCGCCGTGGACGACTACCAGAAAGACGCCAGCAAGCCACCCGAGCGACGCATCAAGGTGACCGCCGCCGCCTCGATGACTCAAGTGCAGGCCGGACAGCACCAGACGCCACCGGCGCAGGCCTACCAACAGCCGCCGCAGCACCAACCGGCCCCGCAGGCCTACCAACAGCCAGCGCCAGCGCCCACGCACTACCAACAACAGCCGAGCCCGCCGCCGCAACAGCCACCACCCCAGCAGCAAAGCGCGCCAGCGCTGCCGCAGTTCGCCGGGCAAACGATAGGGATGGCGATGAACAACGCGTGCGCTCTGGTGATGGCCGCGCATGATGCAGACCCCAATTTCGCCGCATTCTTGAACAGCCGAGAGTTCTCGCTGGAACTGCACAACATCGCGAGCGACATTCTTCGCGTTTCTAAGCACTTGGAGAACGGACACCTTGCAAAACCAGCAAAGGAGCGCGAAACAAGCGCGCCACTCCATAGAATGCCAGAGCAAACGTGATAACCCGACAGACAACTCCAAACCGACAAAACACAATGATCAAGAGAATCAACTTCACCAACGTCAAAGGCACAACGCGCGATCTTGCGCTCGGCCACATGACCCTCATCACCGGCCCGCAGGGCAGCGGGAAAACCAGCGTCATCGATGCCTTGCAGCTTGCCGTTCTTGGCTATCACCCGGAGCTTGGCCGCACAGCAAAAGGCATTTACAAGCTCGCCTCCGCCGCCAATGACAGCCTTTCCGTGAGCATTGAAACGACCACCGGGCAGAACATCACGCGCCAGTGGAAACCCACAGGCAAAAGCATCAAGGCGATCAGCACCGGCGAAGCCCCGCCCTTCGTCGTTGCAGCACTGGACGGCAACGCCTTCATCAACGCAGGAGCGACCGCACGCGCCGCCCTGATTCGCCAGCTTTACCCCGCCGCCGAGGACCCGCGCGAGGCCCTGACAAAAGCCATCCAGGCCGCCGCTCCGAAAGTTCGCCTTGCATGGCCAACCGCCGACGACTTGAACGAATGGCAGGAGGCTCTCGCCGACGCCATCGCCGCCGCAAAGAAGGCAGCGCAAGAGACCTCAAAGCGGATGCGCGCGGCCCTGGAAGCCGCCACACAACTCGGACAGCCGAGCGCCACCGGCGCGACGATGACAGCCGAGGAAGGCGACCGCCTGCTCGGCGCAGACCAAGCCGCGCAAACCGCGCTTGCACTAGCGAACGCAGCCGTCAAAACCTTGGAGAACGAAATTCACGAGCTTGCCCACACCGGAGGCCTCGCCGCTGAAATCCAACAACCCGAAGACTTGCCAGCCCTGCGCGCCGAGTTGCATCGCTTGAATGCAGAGCTTCAAGCCGCCCGGGTCAAGCAAGCCGCCGCCGAAGCAAAGGCCAACGAATCGGCCAAGGCCGCACAAGCACGCAGCCACCACCGCGCCATCGTTGAAGACTTCGCACAGGCCTACCCCGCGCCACTGAGCGAGCCGACACCTCCGGCGGAGATCCTCGCTTTTGACTTCCGCGCCTACGATCAAGCCATCGCAGACCACGAAGCCGCCCTCAAAGCTCTTGCCGCCGCCGAGCAAGCTGCCGCCGAGGCGGACATCTGCCCGCATTGCGGAGCAGGCCGCGAGCACTGGAGCCGCCAAGCACAGCACCAGACGCCACCCGGCGAACTGGAAATCGCCACTCTTCGCCGCGCCGCAGACGATGCCGCAGTCAAGCGATCACAGTTCGAAGCAGAGGCCCAATCCTACAACGAAGCCGCCGCCGAGCACAAGCGCACCCGCGAGCACTACGAGCAACAACAGCGCGCGTTCCGCGCCTACTCGATGTGCAGAGCCAAGGCCGAAGCCAGCCAGCAAACCCTCGCCACCCTCGGCGAGGACTATCACATCGACGACGAGGCCGAGCACCTTGCCATCGAGATCGACAGCCTCGAAGCAGACATCGAGACCTTGCAGAACCGCATCCGCGCAGGAGAGGCGAACGAGAAAGCAATCGCAGCGCGCACCCGCCGCCTTGAACTGGAAGAAAGCCTCACATGGGCCAGAGATGAGCAGCAGACCGCGCAGGCGCACGCGGCCCAAACTGCCGCGCAGGCCGCCACGGTCCTGGAAGCTACCGCAGCGCGAGCCGCCGCCGCCGAGCGAGCAAAAGCCGCCGAGCAACAGCAAGCCGCAGCCGATGAAGCCGACGAGACCGCCGCACAATGCGCCACTGCCGCCGATGTCCTCAAGCGCGAGTTTGCCAGCCTTGCCAGCGCCGCCCTTGAGCCGATGCTCGCGAGCGCGAACCGCTACCTTGAAGGCCTGACAATGGAGCCCCTCGCCGCCATCGGCCTCGAGCTTGGCCGATGGAAAGGCGAAACCTGGGTGACCTTTGACACCTTCAGCGGAGGCGAGAAAGCCCTCGCAACCTGCGCGATGCAAGCCGCCCTTGCCGAGACCGGCCCGGCGGACTGGCGCATCGCCTTCCTTGATGAGTTCAACACTGTTAGCGGAGACGGCAACCGCACAGGCTTCATCGGGAACCTTGCCGCCGCCATTTCAGAGGGCACTTTGACGCAAGCCATCGTCCTGGACAACCGCGAGCCCGAGCCCGAGCTTCTGCACGAAGCGCAGCCAGCCGGAGGAACGCTCGAAATTCATCGCTTGCTCCCGCAGTAACTCAACCCCACCTTGAGCGGGGCCAACCTTGGCCCCGCTCAAACACCGAACCAAACCGAACCAATGGAACTCACGCACGAACAACAACACATCGTCCAGAATGACGCCCGCTCACAACTTGTAGTTGCAGGCGCAGGCACAGGAAAGAGCACGACGCTCATCGCCTATTTGAAGCACAAACAGCTTCAATTCGGACGCACCACCGGCATGGTGGTCATCACCTACACCAACGAGGCCGCGCACAGCCTTCGCCTTCGACTTGGGCCGAACTTCAAGCCCCACTTTTGCGGCACTCTGCACGCTTGGGCACTGAGCGAACTCAACAGCACCGGCGGCCCACGTTGGAGCGTAATCGACGACAAAGCCCGCGCCGAGATTCTTGCCGAAGAGCAGGCCGCCCACCGCTACAAAGGAGCCGCCATCGAAATCGAGCGAGCCATCACCGATGAGAGCATCAGCAGCGCCGCAGGGATTGTCGCCAAAGCCTACCGCGAGCGCCTGCGCGCTGCTCGTTGCCTTGACTTTGACCTCATACTCTGGCAGTTCCGCGAACACCTGCGCAATCAAGGGAGCCGATTCTACGACGTGCTCGCCGTTGACGAATACCAAGACACCTCACCGATTGATGCGGAAATCTACAGCCTGACACACGCCACCGACCGCCTCTTCGTCGGCGACCCCGATCAAGCAATCTACGGCTTCCGAGGCGCGAGCATTGACAACATCCTCAGTCTTGCCGAGCACACCGAGGTCGCACGACTGGAAACAAACTGGCGCTCCACGCCGCAAATTTGCACCGCCGCCAACCACCTGATCAGCTACAACCGCCGTCGCCTGCCGAAGATCCTCACCGCAGGCAACGCCGAAGCCACCGGCGCAATCACCGTTGCACCAGCTTTCGACAATGAGCTTCGCGAAGCCGAGTTCATTGCCGCGATGGCCCGAGCCGAAGCACACAAGGGCCGCAGCGTCGGCATCCTTGCCAGGACAAACGCCGCCATCGATCTACTCCGCATCGCGCTACCAGAAGCCAACGCCGAAGCGCAAAAGCCCGTGGAAATCAACATCCTGATGTCCGCACTCTCCGCCCTGCTCGACCCACAAAACGAAATCGCCGCCTCCACATGGCTCCGCCACTTTGCAGCCGCGACAACACGCTTCAAAGCCTGCGCAGAGGCCCAAGGCATGAGCCCGCTCGCCTACGCTTTGAAACTGGTGAAGACAAGCGCCGTCGCGCCCACCATTGCGCGACTCCGGGCCATGAAGGTTCCGCAGGCCGCGATCACATGGGCCGTTCGTGCAGGCGTAACCATTGCCTCAACGCCCCAGGTGGCGCACCAGGAATGCATCCAGGCGATGACACAAGCCGCCGCCGCGCAGAGCAACGCCGCACCGATTGAAATTCTCACCTTCCACGGCGCGAAGGGCCGCGAATGGGATCACGTTTTCATTGCAGCCGCCGAGGCCGACATCACGCCCGGCCAAAAGACTGGCGACGAATTGGAAGAAGAGCGCCGCCTCTTCTTTGTTGCCCTGACACGAGCCCGCCGGTTCGTTACTATCACCCGCGCCGCGATGCGAAAGAACGCCTTCAACGGAACCCACGAAGCCCACACCGCCACCCGCTTCATCGGCGAGCTTCACCTTGCATGCCATGCTCGTCAATCGCCTCGATGACTGAACAAACTATTTTCCGAACCGTTCTTACGCGCGATTTCACGACGTTGCCGAACGCCTTGCTTCGCGATGCAAGCCTAAGCTACAAGGCTCGCGGAATTTTGGCCATGCTCCTCACAAACCGCGACGACTGGCAAACTCATCTCGGATGGATCGAAGAGCAAGGCCAAGAAGGACGGGAAGCCATTCGCAGCGGCGTGCAGGAGCTAGAGGCCGCCGGATACATGGTCAACACGAGCCGAGAGCGCGAAGGAGGACAGTTCACCGGAAGCGTTTGGACGGTTTACGACACGCCCGTCACTGAGACCGAGCGATCCAACAAAACCAAGTGGAGAGAATTTTTTGAAATTTCCCAATCCGCCGAACTACGGGTTCCCGTAACACGGCAAACCGTAACACGGCAAACCGTAACACGGCAAACCGCAGACGGCTTCCCGACAGCTAAGAAAGACCAAGAGAAGAAAGACCAATTCAAAGAAGAACCAGTTCAACAACAACCAAGGCAGGCAGAAGCCTTGCTCTTGCCTCAAGAGCAAGAACCCGAAGACGGTTTTCCGGCGTCACTGGTTCGCGACCTGTGGAATACACACGTCCCCAGCTTGCCCAAGATTCGCGACCTGAACGGCGAGCGATTGCGCCACGCGAAAGCCAGAGCCCGGACACTGCGCACGCTCGCAGACTGGCAAGCCTTTTTCAAAAAGATCGAAGCCAGCGACTTCCTCACCGGACGCGCCGCCAAGAACAACCCAACGGCCAGAAAGTGGGAGGCAAATCTTGACTGGTGCCTAACCCCTGCCAACTTTGACAAGATCCTAGAAGGACGCTACGACCACCGACAGACACCGACCCGAACCAATGACGACAATCCAAACGAATGGTCCAAGTGGACCAAGCCCTAAACCGATCGGAGGCCTGTTCGGCTTCCCGCTCTACGCCGAGCCGACTCCGCCGCCATGCAAAGAATGCGGTGGACCTTGCAAAATGAGCAACATCGCCGACGAAGGCCAGCCTCCACAATGGGTGAGCTTGTCGCCGATCTGTCCCGCCTGCGCGATGCGCATCCGCCGAGAGATGAACACGCAGCGCCGCGAAGCCGCCAAAGATGCGCGCCAGCAAGCCCTCGCGGATGCTTGGGCCAAGTTTGGCCCCGATGGCGAAGACAACACCGACAACATTTATCGCGAGGTCGATGTCGCCCTTCTTCCCTTGCGCGCCGTTGCGCAGACCGTTCTTTCCTGGAATCCCAACCAGAAGAAAGGCCTCTTGATCTTCGGCGACACCGGCCAAGGGAAAACTTTCATGCTCTACGCCCTCGCTCGCCGTTGCCTCCTGGAGTTTGGAGTTGAACCGCTTCTCTTTTCCGGCGTGAGCTTTCGTTTGCAAATCAGCGAGGCCGCTCGCCACGCGGAGACCACGAAGCGCCGCGCGCTTGTCGCCCGCATGATCAACGCGCCCGTGTTGATGATCGACGACCTCGGACAGGCCGCCAAAAGCGACAGCGCAGAGGAAGCGCTGTGGGAAGTCACCGAAGGCCGCACCAGCCGAGGCCGCCCGATGATCGTCACCACGCAGTTCATCGGCGAATGCTTTTCGCAACGGTTCCTCAAACCCGAGACCGGAGCCGCCGTGATTCGTCGCCTCAGCCAGTATTGCCAGAACATCCGAGCCGCCACAATTTGACCCCATGAACGCCATCGAACTGATCCAAGCCTTGATCTTGCAGCCCTGCCCAGAGCCCTCGCGCGTCGCCATAGAGCACCGCCAAGTCGGCACCAAGCACTTCATCACCATACGGCCCTCACACGCAAACGTGACCCGGATCGTGGGCCGCTCCGGAAGAACGATCGCAGCACTAACCCTGCTCGCCGGTGCCCTTTGCCCCGAAGCCAAACTCAACCTCATGGATGCCGACAACATCCCCGAGCAACAGCACCCAGAGACCACCCCGGCGCAAATCTTCGAAGCGATTGCGAAGGCGCTCAACATCCGCGCCACCAGTAAGACCGAAGACAACACGACCTTCGCCACCGTTGAAGACATCCCCGAGACCTTGCGCCTTGCCCTGACAACGGTCTTTCACAACGCCAGCCGACACCCAACCGCGCCGCTCTTTCTGCAATGAATGTTCGCAAACAGGAGGCCGCCAACTACTTGGTCGAAAGCGAGCGCCTTCCAGGCCAATGGCACAAGGTCGATCTGCTCGCGTTTGAAACGTTTGGAGAATGCTCTTGTGAGCACTTTACCATCCGCCTCTTGCCGTTGCTCCGCAGCGACCGCAGGCCAATCAACGGGCCATGCAAGCACATCAACGCCGCGCGCCACGCCTTCACCGAAGACGTTCTCCGCCGAATGCTTGAACTTGAACGAACCAACCCGCCCCGATGAAGAGAGCCAAGAGAGCCAACCCCGGAAAAGACTTCGAAGCAGCCCTTGTGAAGCAGTTCGCCGTCTATGAGGTCCGAAAGATTGCGCGCGTCAAAAAGAGCGACCCGCCTTCCGCGATGCGATGCGTCGGCCCGGGTCAGTTCCGCCCGATTCTACTGGAGAACCCTTTCCTCGATTTCACAGGCACCTGGACAGAGCGAGGCGGACGCATGATCCAGATCGAGGCCAAAAGCACCGCCGAGCCCCGCCTCGCCTGCCCAGCCGACAACGGCATCAAAGCCGCCCAGATTGCCGCAATGCGCGAATGGCAAGACGCCGGTGCGCTGGTCGCCGTTCTTTGGGAATACCGCCGCGAAGACTTCACCGAGATGAAGATCGTCACCCTCGACATTATCGACCGCACACGAGCGAAGGGCCGCGCCTCGATTGCATGGGCCGACGCCATCAGCATCCCGAGCCGCCTGCCACACGAGTGCATCACCGCCGACTTCCTTTCCGCATTGAAACAACTTGCGCAGGCCGGACTCTGAACGACATTTTCCGCACCGAACCACACCACGCCGATCACATGGAGACAAAACCCCTCGCCGAACAACTCTACGAAGACGCCTTCCGACCGCTCATCACCTGGAGCAGCATTCACGGCAACAAGGCCAAACTCGTCGCCGAATACCGAACGCACGACAGCAGCGCCACAAGGCAGACCGTCGAAAGCTGGCTCAACCCTGATTCAACCCGGCGCAGGATGCCGCTTTATCACAGGGGCCTTCTTTTGCTTGAATGCGCTTGCCGCCTGAAAATCTACCGCGAACTTCCCCCCGAAGAGACAACGAACACCAACCCCAAAGCCAAACCATGAGTGACACCACCATCCACCCGCGCGCCGTTCACAAGGCCCACGCCCTCGCCGCCATCTTTCCGATGGCACAGCCCCAGACCTTGACCGAGGTCATCGACGACATGAGGCAACACGGCTTCAACGCCGAGCACCCGATTGTCCTGCTCGATGGCGACGTGCTCGACGGACGCAATCGCCTTTACTGCGCGCTCGAAGCCGGAGTCGAACCAAAGTTCCGCCCCTACGACGCCGAGAAAGACGGCCCCGCACATGAGTTCGTGAGCCGTGAGAACCTTGCTCGCCGCCACATGAACCCCGGCCAACGCGCCGCCGTTGCTGCCGCCTTGCTGCCTTACTACGCCGCTCCGCAGACAGCCGAGGCCCCACAGGCAATCGAGCCGCCCCAGGCCGCCGAACCCGACGCCGCACAGGCAACACCGGCCCCAGAGGCAACCGAGCAAGCGGAGCCGCCACAGACAAACGCGCCAGCTACACGCGAGACCGTGGCCAAGGTGGCCGCGATTACCGAAGCGAGCCCCACCAACATCAAGAACGCCAACAAGCTCAAGAAAGAAGCGCCCGACTTGTTCGCCAAAGTCGAAAGCGGAGCCATTACCATCGCCTCCGCTATGTCCACTCTGAAAGAGCGCAAGCTCGGCGCAGAAGCCCGCGCCAAAAAGGAGAAAGAGAAGACCGAGCGCTCCGACGCCCTCAAAGCTATTGAGGCCACTTTCGGCAGCGAAAGCGAGACACTCAAAGCCATCAAGGGGAAGAAAATTCTCAAGGTTCATGATGATCTTTTGATCTTTTCCACCCTGGACAAAATCAGCGCTCAAAAGCTCGTTCCCCTACTGGCGAAAGGATGGAGACTGGAGAAGGCCCAGAAGTTCCTCACATCTAAGCTGATGCCAGAGAGCAGCATCGAAGACCTCATCAACGCCGCGATTGCAAGCGACAACGACCCCTTCGAGATTAAGATCGCCGGGCACTGGATCACGGTCAGCAAGGACGACGGGAAAGCCGCCGAATAACTACCAACCACAGCGCCGGGCCAACCTTGGCCCGGCGCACCAAACCACACCGAACCAATGGAAACACGCGCCATCTGTTACATCTGCGCGCAACATGCGCGGATCTTGCTCAGCCTCTACGAGAACAGCCCGAACAAGGCCGACACCTGCGACTTCTGCCTCCGGCCACAATACGCGCCGCGAGTCGTCAAACACGCCTTCAAATCGCGCAAGCTGACACAGCCAGCGCTCTCGATGTTTCCCAACGCCGCGAAGGGCGTCGGCATCAAAGCCTTGCACGACCTCGCCGCCATCCAGCGCCATCCAGCCGAAGCCGTGAAGGCAATCACAACCGGCCCGCTCATTCGCGCAGGCCTTGCGATGATGACAGAGGGCAAGCCGACCATCACGCCCGCCGGGATTGATTACCTCGCCAGACTGAGACTCGAACGCTTCATCGTGTGAGCCGCTGGAACAAAGAGCGCTTCCCGCTCCGAGGCTATCAGCAAGACTTCTGCCGAGCTTGCTACGCCGCGTGGGACGGGCAGACAGAAGGCGGCCCATTCCAGCGCATCCTCAGCGTTGCCGGAACGGGAGCCGGTAAAACCATCATGGCCGCCGCTATGATGTTCAAGGAAACCCGGCTCCGCCGCCGGTGCCTGTTCTTGGCCGACCGCGACGAACTGGTCTCGCAGGCCTGCGAGAAGGTTTACGACGCCACCGGAATCATCCCAGACCGCGAGCAAAGCGCCGAGCACGCCAGCCTCGAAAGCGACATCGTTGTCGCCAGCGTCCAGAGCTTGAGCAAGGCCGGACGGCTTGAGCGCTTTCCCGCCGATCACTTCGACCTGATCATCTGCGACGAGGCACACCTCAGCCTTGCCGCCAACTGGCAGCGCATCCTCAAGCACTTTTCACGAGCGCGCATCCTTGGCATCACCGCAACACCCAGCCGAGGCGACAAAAAGAAGCTCCTGGACTACTACGAGACCATCGCCCACAGGATCGACCTTTTTGACCTGATCAACCTCGGCGCACTGGTTCCCATCACCGTTCTTCAATGCGACATTGCGCCCGACCTACAAGGCCGCGATCTGAGCGAAGGCGAAGACATGACCGACGTGGCCGAAGCCCTGGAACCCTACTGGAACGCCATCCTCGACCGCTGGCAGCAACACGCCAGCGACCGCAAAACGCTCATCTTTCACCCCAGCCGCCTCGCCAGCCGCCGCTTCACTGATCTATGCCTTGAGCGAGGGATCACAGCCGCCCACGTTCAAGGCGACAGCACCAACCGCCGCGAAATTTTGGAGGCCTACACCGCAGGCCGCTACCAGATCCTCAACAATGCCATTCTTCTCTCGACCGGATACGACGAGCCGACGATTCGGTGCATCTTGAACCTGCGACCAGGAAAGAGCCGGACCACTTACCAGCAAATCGTCGGAAGGGGAACGCGCCTCTGGTGCCCCCACGGATGCAACCTCTATTGCGACCACCTGGACGCCAAGCGCGATCTTCTGCTCCTGGACATGATGTGGCAATTCGACGAGCTAGGCATCGCCAGCCCTGCCGATCTGATAACCGAGAGCGACGAACAGGCCGCCGCCATTCGCCAAAAGATCAAAGCAAAACCGGGCCAACAACTTCGCCTTGCCGACATCGACCAGCAAGTCACCGGCGAGCGAGAGCAGGCAATGATCAAAGCCCTGCGCGCCACCCAAGGCCGAGGCCGCAGGAGTTACGACGCCCGCGCCGTTGCCGCCCTGCTACACGCGCCAAGCCTTGCCGACTATGAGCCCTCCGCCCCCTGGGAACGAAGCACCCCCACCGAAAAGCAACTCCAGTTCTTGCAGAAGCAAGGCATCGACACCAGCCGCGTGGCAACCCGAGGCGAGGCCTCGGCCTTGATCCAAGTCATGCGCGAGCGGATGGATCGCAAACTTTGCAGCCTGAAACAAGCCGCCTTCATGACGGACCTCGGCATCGAAACGCCGGGCAAATACAGCTTCAAAGAGGCTTCCCAGATGATCGAAAGAAAAGTCAAAAACTGAGTGGACATTGCACGATGAATCGCGCATAATTGCGCACGGGCCAACCTTGGCCCCAAACACCAAACCGAACCGAACCGACACCATGAACGCCACCGAAACAGAAAACTGGACGAAAGCAATGCGAGCCGCGCGAGGCCGCTGGACCGTTGACCCAATTCACAACGGACAAAACAATCGCCGCCTCTTGATGCACCTTTCCAACACGAGCGATCACACGAAAGGCCTGTTCGTGACCGTTGAACAGGACGGCCACGCAACCGCTGGAACTTTTGAAGATGCAATTCCGCACATCGGAGAGGCAGCTTTTGCTATTAAATGGAGCCACAAATTCACCAACCAAACGGAAGCCATCAGCAAGCTTGCAGAACGCTTGGGAATTGCCTTTTTGCTCGGCATTACCCACGGTTCAAGCCCTTACCTTTCCCGCTAATACAAACACCAAACCGAACCAAACCGATGGACTACACCAGCCCCGAAACCTACGCCAACGACATCAGCCGACAGACCGCGCTCGCCGCGCACAACGGAACCAGCTTTGTTCCCGAGAAGCGAGCCGACAGCGCCCTCGCAAGCTACGCCGCCGACTTGGCGACGACCTACACGAACCTCGCCGAGCGATGCGCCAGCGATGAGCAACGCGCCGCCCTGCTCGAAATGTGGCCACGTTACCGCGAGACCTACAAGCAACTCGCCACCCGCTACCTCCAAAGCCGTTCCGGCCTCATGAGCACGATGATCACCGGCGCGAGCGGCTTCCCGGCGGCCCGCATGAACAAGCAGAATGATCGCGTCACGAACCGGCTCAACGAATGGATCAACATCACCGCGAAGATCCTCCGCCGCATGGAGCGCCGCATCTGGCCCAGCAAGACGGGCATCCGCAGCGGAGACAGCGACGCTGTGCAACAACTGGAAGCCAAGATCGCCACACTGACAGCGCGCCGCGATTGGATGAAAACCGTCAACAAGAACATCCGCGCCAACGCCAAGAAGAACGCCGAGGACCGAGTCACCGCCCTTGTCGCTCTTCTCGAAAGCAAGCACGCCAATCCCAGAGCCTACGCCATCGAGCTACTCCGCCCCGATGCCATAGGCCGAATCGGCTTCGCTGACTTTGAACTGACCAACATCGGAGCGACCATCCGCACCGCCGAGAAGCGCCTCGAAACCTTGCGCAAAGCCAAGACCACCGAACCGCTCCGCATCGACGGCAACAACGGCATCACCCTCGAACACAACCCCGCCGAGCATCGCGTCCGCCTGTTTTTCCCAGGCAAGCCAGACGCCACCACGCGCGAGAACTTGAAGCGCAACGGCTTTCGCTGGACGCCCAGCCTCGGCGCATGGCAGGCCTACCCAAACAGCCATTCAATCGAGTATGCAAAAAGGCTTACAGCTTGAGCTTGGCCTCGGGATTGAAGCGCCAAATAAAACCGCAGCGAGGGCAGCCCAGAAAGCCGCCCTCGCATCATGGCCGCCGCTACCAACATCACCGCGCCCGATGATCTGCGCGACATTCCTTTCGCCCTTCAACAACTGAAACAACACTTCCCCGCCCGTCTATGAGCGCACCACGAAAAGCACCGGAAGAACTGGCCGTCTGTGACCTTGGCCACGTCCTTCGCACTTTGCAGAGTCGCCGCTTGCCAACTACAAGCGAGGGTGCTATTCACGACGCCATCAAGCGCCTCTTTACCGAAGCGCAAATCGACCACATCCACGAGCACCCGCTCAACCGAACGAACCGCCCCGACTTTGTGATCCAGACCATGCCAGACGCGCAGACCGTTACGGCCATCGAAATCAAGCTTCGACGAAGCAGCGACGCCGCCATCATGAGGCAGTGCATCCGCTACGCCCTGACAGGCAAGATCAACGCCTTGATCTTGATCGTTGGAAGGCATTTCCAGTTCACTGGCAGCTACATCGAAGGACCCGACAACACCCGCATCCCGTTTCATATCATCCGCCCCGCGCTATGAATGGCCACTTGACGCTCAAGGAAAAGCACTGGCACCTGACAGCCGAACCTCACATCAGAATGCGCGTGAAGCGGATCTTCAAAGCCACCGAAGACCAGCGAACGCCGACACTGACCATCCTTCACACCAACGGCAACGCGCGCGACCTGCTGTGGTTGATGGAGCGCTTTCCGCTTGCCGTTCCGCCCCACGAGCTTCGACTTCTGCGCGCCGCCGCCGCCGCCGATGAAGAGCAGGAAAGAGAAGCCCGCGAGATTTACACCGGACAAGTCGCCCTGCCGCCCGTGCCCCTGGAAAAGCCCGCCCGCGATTACCAGCGCGTCGCCATTGATTTGTGGCGCACCATGCGCGGCATCCTTTGCGCTGATGACCTCGGCCTCGGAAAAACGATTGTGGGCATTGCCTCTGCCGCCGACACTCACCCCGCCGTCGTCGTTACCAAGAGCCACCTTCAACGCCAATGGTTGAACCAGTTCAAGCTCTTTGCCCCAGGCCTTCGCGTTGAAATTGCGAAGACGGGCCGCCCTTACCACATCAAGGCCGATGTCTTGATCTTGACCTACACGAAGCTCGTCGGATGGCAGCACATGCTCGCGCAATGGGCCAAGGCAATTATATTCGACGAAGTGCAGGAGCTACGACACGCCTCCTCGAACAAATACAAAGCCGCCGATCTGATATGCGCAGCCGCCGACGGACGGCTCGGCTTGACTGCAACGCCGGTTTACAACTACGGCGGAGAGATGTTCAACATCATGAACTTGCTCGCGCCCGGATGCCTCGGCACAATGAGCGAGTTCAACGCCGAATGGTGCTCCTATTCCAGTTCAGAGACGAAGATGATCGTCAACGACACGAAGGCCCTCGGCCTCTACCTGCGCGCACAAGGCCGAATGATTCGACGAACCCGCGCCGACGTTGGAAAGGAGCTTCCAGCCGTCCAGAAGCTCGCCCACGCCATCGAATACAGCGAAGACGTGTTCGCCCGCTTGAAGAGCGAAGCCGTGCAACTTGCCCGGACGATTCTTTCATCGAGCGCCAACTTCAACGAAAAGGGCATTGCGGCCCGCCAGCTTGACCTCCGCCTCCGACAGGCCACAGGCATCGCCAAGGCCCCCTTCGTGGCCGATTTTGTCGCCGACCTTATAGCCAACGGCGAAAGCGTGCTCTTGACCGCATGGCACCGCGAGGTCTTCACCATCCTACAAAACGAGTTCCGCCGCCGAGACATTCCCTTCGTGATGTTTACCGGGAGCGAAAGCCCAGCCGCCAAGGAACATTCCTTCCGTTCATTCATGGCCAACCAGCGGCCCGCTGTTTTTATGATGAGCATTCGCAGCGGCGACGGTCTCGACGGCTTGCAAATGAAGGCGAGCACCATCGTTCACGCAGAACTGGACTGGTCTCCCCAGGTTCACGCCCAAGCCGATGGACGACTCCAGCGCGATGGCCAGAGCAAGCCCGTCACATCGATCTACCTCGTCGCCGAAGGAGGCAGTGACCCAATTATCTCCGGCGTCCTTGGCGTCAAATACGAGCAAGGCATCGGCATTACCGATCCAACCATTGACATTGAGACCGTGGCCGCCGCCGCTACTTTTGAAGCCCAGGCAGACACCAATCGCATCGCCGCCCTTGCTACCGCCTACCTCGCCCGTCACGCAGCCTAAAACCGCCAACCAAACCGCCACCATGAAGCACATCACCGCCGCCCTTCTTGCCCTAACCTTGGCCGCCTGCTCCAACGGGCCGACAATGACCGAACGCCGCCCAGACGGAACCATCCGCTTCATCACCACCTACACCGGGATCTTCGACAAAGCCGCCACCGATGACCACCGCGTCCAGCTTGCCGACGGCACCGTGCTCGAGTTCAAAGCGACGCAGCGAGACAACACCAAGTCCGCGAGCATCTGGGGAAACCTCCAGACCACCAAGCAAGCCGCCCCGATTGTGAGCAAGCTCGGAAACGCAATCAACCCTTGAGCATGAAAATCAAAGTCAGCGCAGCAATGGCAAGGCAGCCTTTTCACGGATGCACGCCGGACTATATCGCCAACACCTGCCACGCTCGGTGCTGCCGCAGCGCCACAGCGCCAACCGGAACCGTGATCACGATTCACCCCAGCGAGGCGGCCCAAATCATCGCCCGAGGCGGAGTTATTATCGACGGACTTCTCCAGCCAAAACCAGGGTGCAAAAAATGCCCTTTCCAGAATGATCAAACGCACCTGTGCGACATTCACTTCACACCTGACAAGCCTTTCGGTTGCATTGCTTCGCCCTTCACGTTGAACAAGAACCGAACCCTGATTGTTCGCAACCGTTACCGGTCCCTCAAATGTTACAACGCCGGGCCAAAACTGCCCGCTTATGTGGCGTTCCGCGCTTCGCTGGACTTGATTTTCGGCCCCGAAGAGGCCGCTCGCATCTGCCAACACCTAGAAGCAGGCGGAGACGATATTGAAGCCGAAATTTCAGACAAAAATCTCTCGATGCTACTCGATAACGACAGCATCAAAAGCGCCGCTCTTCATCCAGTAGAAAACAGCCCCAAAGCAGCCACCATGACCGAACCAACCGCCCCCACCACCGCCCCGAAAGAGCCCAAACTTCCCGTCGTCCGATGCGCCTTCACGCGCATGGTGCCGATTGACGACTTGCTCCGCCGCAAACACCCGCAGAATCCCAACACGCACCCGGAGAAGCAAATCCGCCTTCTGGCGAAGATCTTCGAGGCTACGGGCATTCGAGCGCCCTTTGTGGTCAGCAACCTTTCCGGCCTGATGACGCGCGGACATGGACGCCTCGAAGCCGCCCTTCTTGCCGGATACACTGAACTCCCCTGCGACTTCCAGGACTACGACAGCGCGGCTCAAGAACTGGAAGACCTGATCGCCGACAATGCCGTCGCCGAGCTTTCGGCGATGGACAAGAACAGGCTCGACAGCTTGCTCACCCAGCTTGCCACCGATAACCGAGACCCCGAGCTTGCAGGCATCATCGCGCAGGTCCGCGACATTGAGACCGCCCGCAAATCTGCCGCCGGAGCGTTGAAAGCCAAGTTCATCGTTTCCCCGTTCACCATCTTGAACACCACGGGCAAAGACTGGCAGGATCGTCGCGCCCTCTGGCTTGCACTCGGCATTGCCAGCGAGGTCGGACGAAATGACGATCTTGTCTATGGCAGCAGCAGCCAACCGCCGCACTTTTACACGGCCAAAGAGAAATTCGACGCCACCCAAGGCAGAAAAACAACGTGGGACGAATTTTTCCGCTTCAACCCCCACCTGCCACGACAATGCAACACCAGCATCTTCAATCCTGTCGTTTGCGAAGTGTTCTACAACTGGTTCCTTCCCAGCAAAGGACACGGCGCAATCCTCGACCCCTTCGCCGGAGGCAGCGTGCGAGGCATTGTTGCCGCCTTCCTTGGCCACTCCTACACCGGAATCGAACTCCGGCCCGAGCAGATTGCCGCCAACGAAGCGAACGCGAAAGAGATCTTCGAAGCGCTGAACATGACGCCGAACCACTGGCCAAAATGGATTCAGGGCGACAGCACCAAGCTTCGCGACTTGATCGAACCGACGGCCCGCTTCGACATGATCTTCACTTGCCCGCCCTACGGTGACCTCGAGAAATACAGCGACGACCCCGCCGACTTGAGCGCCCAACCTGCCGAGACGTTTGCCGCCAACTATACCGCCATCATCCGCGCCGCCCTGGATTACCTGCTCCCGAACCGCTTTTCGATCTGGATCATCGGCGACTACCGCGACAAGGCCACCGGATTTCAACGCGCGTTCCCGAGCCTGACAATCGAAGCTCACAAGCCGAAGGCCGGACTCTACAACCACGCCGTCCTTCTGACACCGGCCAACAGCCTCGCCATTCGCGTTAGCAGCTTTTTCCCGAAGAGCCGCAAACTCGGACGCACACACCAAGACGCCACGATCTTTTTCCGAGGGGACCCGATAGCCATCGACGCCGCAGCCCAAGCCGCCACAACCGACGTGACGGTCTTCTTCAACGGGAAAAACGACGCCGACATCAAGGAGCAGCTTGGCCCACTGAGCGCCCGCGAAATCGTCCCCCTCGGCGACATCCTCAAAGCCCTAACCGCCAAAACAACCGCCCAATGATCAACGTCGCCATCACCCCAAACATTGACTTCGCCCCCTGGACAGACCTCCAGGGCAAAGAACACACATGCGTGATTCTTGAGCGCCTCGGACGATTGCCCCGAGGAATGCAAAACGGAGCGAGCACGGTCTTTTTCCACGCCACCGACGGCAAAACAGGCGAGCCCATACTTGTTCAAACTTCGATGGCCATTTTCCAGGCCGCCGCACAGGTCTTTCGCATCTGCGACGCCAAAGAAACACCGCGCCAGCCCCACCCCGCCGACTCCAAGCACAGCGAGACAGTGGGCAACAACCCCGCTTTGCGCTACCGCCTGACACCACTGGTGACCGCGCTCGGGGCCACAACATACGTCAAAATGATCGAGACGCCCGACCGCGACCCGGACAAGACGCGCCTCGCAGGCTTACACCCGGATTTCACCTCCGACGACCTGCGCGCCATTGCCGACGACATGGACGCACGAGCCGCCAGAGCTTGAGCCCATGCCTTTCGACCCGCGCAACTACCCGCCGAACTGGCGCACCGAGATTCGCCCGGCCATCATGGCCCGAGCGCGAAACAAGTGCGAGAGATGCGGCGTCGAACATTGCTCGATCATTCTAGCCAAAAGCAGGCACCTGCTCGTCGAGCCGCTACCCTACAAGGAAGCTCGCGCTCGCGTTGACTGCTACCACGAACCCGACGAACGCGCCATCGTTGTCGTTCTGACCATTGCCCACCTTGACCACGACACCAGGAACAACGACAAGAAAAATCTTGCCGCCCTCTGCCAAAAATGCCACCTTTTACACGATAAGCATCAGCACGCCGCCAACGCCGCCCGGACACGAGCAGCCAAAACCGGCCAGATGATGCTTCACCTACCGACCAGCGCCGACCAATGAACATCACCGCCCACGTCAACGCCCTACTTGTAACGGGCCGCTCCAGCACACTCCGCCTCGATGTGATCGCCCACGAGCCCGCTCGCCGCCGCATCTGGTTCTTGCAGGCCGCCACTCCCGAGCGCTTCGTCGCCCACGTCCACAACGAGCACCCCAGAGGCTACGCACCCGAGCACATGAGCGGAGCCGGGCCAACTCCAGCCGACGCCCTCGAGGCCGCTATCAGAAACCACCTTCACGCGATGGCCGGAACCTCGCTCCGCTAACCATGCCCGAAGACGCACAACCAGCAACCGCCATCCAGGCGGTTCTCAACGAACACTTGACCGCCGACGCCGAGTGGAAGGCCTACTTCGCCCGGATCACCAGGATTTTACTCAAACGCAATGAAGGCCTCAAGCTCACCAACGACGAGGAAGGAGCCCTCGCCGACTACAAGATCGCGGCCCACTTGACCGAACTTCCGAAGGACAAACGAGGCAACCCCGCCCCGCCGATCTTCTACAGCTACCGCGAAGTCGAAAGCGTCTTCGAATGGGATGTCAAGACGCTGATGAACGCCCGCGCTTCCGGATGCCCAGCATTCTCAGGCAAGATGATTTTCACCGCCACCTTGCTTCAATGGTTTCGCGATCATCCGTCCGGCCCCTGGAAGAAACACAACCACACCGGACGCGTGACGAAATGCACGCCAAAGATCATCAAGGACCTTTGCGAAGCCCTGAAAAAATGCCCACACCTTCAGACCGCAGCCCTCGCCGTCGGCCTGTCCAGGCATTCGCTTTACGAATGGAAAAAGCGAGGCGAGAACGGCGAACAGCCTTTCGCCCGATTCCTTGAGGAAGTAGAGCGAACGATTGCAGAGAGGCAAATCGAGCTTGTCCAGGACATTGCCACCGATCCCGACTGGCGCGCCAAGCTCGCAATCCTTGAGCGACTCGACCGCTCGACGTTTGCCCGCCGCATGGAGCACACCGGAGCCGACGGCGCAGACCTGAACAACGGAGCCGTCCCGATTCACATCAATTTGACCGGAGTCACTGCCAACCCATACGAACCCAAAGAACCCGAGTGAAGACCTACACCGAAGCACCAGAGAGCGTCCTCGAAATCATCCGCGAGCGCCGCGAAACCCACTACAAGCACCTCGACGAAGCAGGCGTCACGTTCAGCGTGCTCATGGTCGAAAAGAACGGCTCCGGCCCGGCCATAAGCTCCGGAGGCTACCCCGCCCTCGCGCAGGTCAGAAAGCAGAGCCAACAGGCGCGAGCCAGCGGAGGCGCGGACGTGCTGCTCGAAATTGACGCCAAACGGTGGGCCGAGATGGACGGCAACCAGCAAATCGCGCTCATCGATCACGAGCTTCACCACCTGGAAACGGTTCGCGATGACGACGAGGCAAACGGCTTCAAGCTCGACCCACAAGGCCGCCCGGTCATCAAGATGCGCAAGCACGATTATCAGTTCGGCTGGTTCTCGGCCATCGCCGAACGCCACGGACTGAACAGCCCCGAAGTCACACAAGCCCGAATGATGTGGGATGAAGACGGCCAGCGTCTTTTCCCCTTCCTCGAAGAAAAGCTCACCTTGACCGCATGAAGCCAAACCCCAAAGCCCGCCGCAGAAGGGCGAATACATGCAAGCACCGAAGGAGGATGAATCATGAGTAAACATAAAGTCCCCAACTTCCTGCGCAGCTTCATGAAACTGCCCGCCACGCATCCTGCTCGACAACCTGGAGCAGTGACGGTCGCGGAAGTGCAGCACGACGAGTGGTGCCGCCACTTCAAAGGTGGTGTGTGCAACTGCAATCCGAACCTCATCATGAAGACGACGAATCCATGATCGACTTCGACGACATCAAAGCGCGGCATCGCATCGAGGACTTCCTTGCGCGGCGCGGCATCGAAGTGAAGCGCGCGGCGGGTGGCTTCACGTGCAAGTGCCCATTCCATGATGGGGACAACAAGGCCTCGCTGTTCATTCACGGCGCGAAGCAGTATGCGAAGTGCTGGACGCGGTGCGGCTACATCGGCAGCGTGCTCGATGTCGTGATGGCGCTGGACGGTGCGGAGAACGCGATCGCGGCGGCGGA